CGATCCAACAAAGGAAGCCGACGTCAGGCCGTTAGCAGTCAGAGAATGGTTCTGCGAGACAGCAGGCGATCCAACAACGGAAGCCGAAGTCAGGCCGTTAGCAGTCAGAGAATGGTTCTGCGAGACAGCAGGCGATCCAACAACGGAAGCCGAAGTCAGGCCGTTAGCAGTCAGATTCGAAGCTATTGAGGCACTCGGAGATCCGACAGAGGAATCTGACGTCAGGCCGTTAGCAGTCAGAGAGTGGTTCTGCGAGACGGCAGGAGATCCGACAACGGAAGCCGAAGTCAGACCGTCAGCAGTCAGAGAATGGTTCTGCGAGACGGCAGGAGATCCAACGAAGGAGGCCATCGTTAGATCGTTGGCAGCCAGATTCCCAGTCACAACGAGAGTGGGAGATCCAACGGAGGAGGCCGAAGTCAGGCCGTTAGCAGTCAGAGAGTGGTTCTGCGAGACGGCAGGCGATCCAACAGAGGATTCTGACGTCAGGCCGTTAGCAGTCAGAGAATGGTTCTGCGAGACGGCAGGCGATCCAACAGAGGACGCTGACGTCAGGCCGTTAGCAGTCAGAGAATGGTTCTGCGAGACGGCAGGCGATCCGACAGAGGATTCTGACGTCAGGCCGTTAGCAGTCAGAGAATGGTTCTGCGAGACGGCAGGCGATCCGACAGAGGATTCTGACGTCAGGCCGTTAGCAGTCAGATTCGAGGCTACTGAGGCAGTAGGAGATCCGACAGAGGAATTTGACGTCAGGCCGTTAGCAGTCAGCGAGTGGTTCTGCGAGACAGCAGGCGATCCGACAAAGGAATCTGACGTCAGGTCATTCGCAACCAGTGATCCCGAAATTGTCGAAGTCGCCACACTAGTGACGTTTCCGAGAGTCAAGCTAGCCGCCCCTGTAATGTCGAGGGTGCTAGTTGCCGTCGTAGTAAAGGAGCCGAGAGTAGAGTTAGAAGTGCCTGAGATGCTTAGTGTGGACGTAGCACCTGTGACTGTGGCGGGCCGGACGGCAAGCGTGTTGGCGACAGTTTCCGGGTTATCGTTGAGAGCCCACGCGGCAGGGTCTTCCGATGCTGCGGTGTTAACGCGGTAAGCCGACCCGATCCCAACGCCGTTTACATTGTTCGCCTCATCGTAGATTGCGGTGGCAGTGTAGTTCGCGGGGCCACCGTTCGGGTCGGTCGCGTTTAGGTCCGCGCCGAACACAGGAAGCCAAAGCGTCTGTGCGCTTCCCCACGAAGGTGTAAGGCTGGGAGGGTTGGCGGACGTGTTTGAGGCAGTCGCAGACGTGCCAGCCTGTACACTCTGCCCGCCTGAAATTCGGTAGATATGCCAAGCCGAGCGTTCGGCGGCAGACGTACCGATACTTAGAACCGCCCCGTCTTCAGTACCCGTCGCCACTTTCCAGAAGGCCGACAGGCGCACTGAGATGTTGGCGGTCGTAAAGAGTTGCGTCCACGTTCCAGCGGTCGCGTTGTCCCATGTGACCGTTGCGGTGCCGTCATTTACAAACAGAGCAATCAGTACGTCATTCGCATTGATCGTCGCGGGAAGCGTAACGCTCGTAGAAGACACGTCCACGTTGCTGTTGCCGCGCGTGACGCTCTCCACAGTCGGTACTCTCGGACCGCCTGTGGCAGTAATCGCACCGAGTGTAGGACTGGCGACACCAGCGATAGGTAGAACGCCGGTCGCTGTAGAAGTGACAGCTCCTAGAGTGACGTTAGCGGTACCATCAACAGTACTATTAGTTAGAACGCTGGTCGCTGTAGAGGTGATTGCTCCAACAGTGATGTTGGCCGTACCGACAATCGGCGTCGTCGGTATTATCTCTATAGGTAGGTAAGGGATCTTGGGATCAGGAGTACCCTGACGTCCCGCCTGATACAGAGCGTATCGGGAGCCGCTTCCTAGCAGTCTAGTTAGGAGCTTCATCCGACAGACCCCTCAAGGTTACGGGGCCGCGTTCACTGCGTAGATAATGCCGTTGTAGGTCGTCGCAGCAGTTGCCGGTTTCGGGAACTCAAACATAGCGAGGCAGGCGTCGTCGAAGATGCGAGGCGCGAGTTCGCGGTTGGTCAGCCAATCATAAGGAAGCGGAATACCGATGATCGGGAATGCCATGATGCCAATCGGGTGCCCGATCACGAAGTCCAATGACCCGGTCGCGACCTGTGCAGAGCACTGCATGGTCGTAAGATCTTCGATACCAGTGTCGCCCGCAGCGAGCGGGGCAAACCATGTGTTCAACGGCATGTCGAAACGATCTACGATAGTCGCCACGCTACCGGGGTTTCCAGCAAGTGTCGGCAGAACTACTCCGTCTGTGCCAGATTGATTTCGGTAAGTGCAGTTCGCCCAATTGTGAACGGTGTTGGCGTAGGCGGTTCCTGTCACCTGCATGGTCAGGAAATTGCCACCCGCATAATCGGGGTCCGTTATCACGTTTGAATGATAACGAGTCGGTACGCCCGTCACGCTCTCGCTCGTGTTAGCGGTCTGGTTGATAGTCTTGGCGACCTGGAAGGTGCGGTCATAGATCATCACCGCATTGTTGATGACTGAGCACGACATGTCTGCGCCGATCAGGTGAGTCGTGCCAGTAGCCGGATTGTTGAACGGCATCGCGCCGGTCGTGGCCTTCGTCGGGGCAAGTCCACCTGGAAGCGCGCCACCGACGGTTCCAGCGACAGGTTGAGGACCCACTCGCCAAAGAGAGCTGGCACCGTTGACAACGCCGGTCGGACCGGTCTTGGCAATAGGACCGCCGCCTAGATATTGACGCGAGCCGGCGCTTGCCCGAGCGAGAGCATCGCTAAGTGAGGCGAAGCCTGCCCCTGCGTAGAGCGGCAGAGAGTCTTGTCCCAGGGCTCGGTCCCATATCCGACGGAAGCCTCGCACTTTTCGGAGTGCAAGCTCAAAAGCATCGTCAGCACTGAAGTACTGTCCGTGCTGAAAGTCGCCAACATATTCGCCGTTGCCATCAATCCAGACGGAGCCCGGAAGATCGCGCACGTTGATAGGCGGTCCGTACCAACGATCAACCTTGGTCGGTCCAACCATGTGGTTGGAGAGGCGATCAGCCTTCTCCTTACCAAGCCAGCGTTCGATCCGAGCACGAGGGATCGTCTTGCGGCGCTTGGTTGGATTCCACTGCTCAGAATTTGTCACGACGGCGCACCCTCACATGGACCCCAGTGTTTTTGTAGTCCTTCCCAGGGAAGCCAGCCACCTGATCCATCCGGTGTAGCGCACGGAGTTCCGTAGTCAGGTTTGACTAGCCCGTTAGTCCGCAGACACACCGAGCATTTGAAGATGACCTGATGCGTCTCAACACTGTCGACGACAAAGTCATGTTCCACGGAAATTCTCCGGTATCCGATTAGCCGTTGGCGGCGTTGATTGTGAAGGCGGTAACGGTAAAAGTCTGACTGGCGACAAAGTTCGGGTTGTCAACGGTCATGTCTCCTCCGCCTCCGGTCGCCGTGATTGTGCCTTGAGCGATGCAGGTCGTCTGATCGGTTCGATAGATTCGAAAATGACCCGCAAGTCCGGTTCCATCGGCGACATCTTGCCACGCTGCCACCGATTTAGCTTTAGATCCAGCAGAAGCGTTTTGAAAAGGGTCAGCCGGAAGCGCAATCGTAGAGAGCAGAGTTCCCGCTCCGTCTACATCGCCGCAGCTTGCAGGAGGAGCACCAACTCTGATTCTCATAATCGGGGCAGTTCCGCCAACGAGCAGATCCGCCTCGATCGCGTCTAGCATCGCGTTACGGGTAGTGAGGCCGAGTTGAAGTGCCATTGTTCAATCCCACCGTTCAGGTGTTAGGTCGGCGCAGCAATTCGGATGACGAAGGCCGGAAGTGTGAAGGAGTTTCCGGAAACTACGGCCTGAGAAGCGGCCAAAGATCCCGTCGCCATTAGAGTAGTGTTGTCCTTGGTGATTGCCCAGTGAGTAGCGGTTCCGCTAGCCGAGACCGAACCGTTGTTGAAGGATGCAATCGTGACCTGACGACCATTGGGCGATCCCGCTGCCGTAGCACCGATATCCAGACCGGTCTTGCTACCGAGAGCGAACCCGGTCGCGGGGGCTGACGAGGCCTCAACGTACGTAGTCGGCTGGGCGTTACACAGCCAAAGGGTCGTAGTCGCGGTGTCGAACTCGGTGAGCGCTAGGTTCAAGATATAGTCTGCAATTGAGGGCATGATGACACCTGAATTAAAACTCTATCCACAGTAATTACACAGGATGAGTGGAAAGACAACTAGATTCTATAGGTGATCAGTGGCGCTTAGGAGTAAGTATCCGGCTGGGCCGTTCCGTGATTTGCCGCACCGGAGGCGCGGAGTATCTTGAGAACCAGACCCAGCCGAATCTTTATGATCAGCGGCCCTTCATCTTGATCTTGCCGGATTTGACAGCAGCTTCGTACTCAGCGAACGTCATCTTGTCGATGTCGTTCTGCGAGAAGCCGTTGTTTCCGCCGCCATCGCCACCGGCTCCGCCGCCCGAAGACGACTTGAGGAAGTGGGGCGCCGTCGTCGCGAGTTTCTTCAGCCATTCCTTCATCGTGATCGGCTCGGCATTCTCCCCATAGATGGTTGAGCCATCCGCGTTGAGTGCCATCAGTTTGCCGTCCTTTACCTTCCAGGTGCCGGAAGCGCGGGCCTCGACGTCATCGAAAGCTTCGGTCCGGAAACCAGCCTCGGATTGATCGAATGCCGAACGGAGTTCGCTGCGACGAGTTTGCGAGTTGATGCGCTCGTCCTTCTGCGAGATCAGACCGTCCTTCTCCTGGAGTTTCTTGTTGAGTTCCGAGAACTGATTCTCGTAGCCCTGCTTCATCTCCTTCGTGCGGGTTTCGATCGCCGCTTCGAGGCCGGACTCGTCGACCATCTTCTTGCCCTTGTAGGAGCGATTCAGTTCAACCATCTCGCCAACGGTCTTCTTGACCGTCGTGAAGGTTTCATCCTTCTCGATGTCGGCGACGCTCCGAATTCCGAGCGGCTCACCAATCTCCTTGATGCGAGCGTCGATTTTCTCGACTCGCTGGTTCAGGGCGATGTTGTTGTTCCGGAACTCGCTGAGCTTGGCGGTCGGCGAGACATCGACGGTGAACTTTCCGTCTTTCTCGACAATGATGTCCCGGATCGGTTCAGGAACAGCTTCCTTCGTGTCGTACGTGATAACTGGCATTCGTATTTCCTTTCGGTTGGCCCACCGGACTACCCGTGGCGATAGCCTAATCTAACGCGAGCTTTTATCCAAGGCAAGCCCGAGCCTTAATCTATCACCTTGACGTACGGAGGGAGATCGTGCCATCCCCGGAGACTGTGAGTGCAGTCGTCCAGGAACTGAATCCTGCCCTGGATGATGAAGGAATGGCAGCGGTAAGGTGTCGGATCCGGCGGGTCTGAGAACGGTCCCAGAACTCCCTCCACCAAGAAGGACGGCGACAGCGACGGCTTTTTCAGACAGCCGTTGTAGCACCACGTATCCGGATGGATCGGGATCATGTGCTCAAATCCGCATGCGGGACAGTTGAACAGATGTCCATAGTACTCACCATCGTGATCGATGATCTTGAAGACCTTCTCGGCGTCAACTTTTCTCATTCTGAGCTCCACGCCTGTCCTTCAGTGATCCATCCGTGCCAGACACCAACCCAGTTAATGCTCGGTTGTAGAGTTAGCGGGTAGGCGCTAGCTAGATGCCAGCTTGCTCCGTTACGGTAGCTCTGGTGTGGGTGGAGCGGTATAACCTGCACCGTGGGCGTACCAGGAACCCAGATGCAAGCCCAATGATACTCGCCGTCTTTGTCGACTAGAAGGACGTACTCACCCCACGCCAGACCTTCTGAAAGCTCATCCAGATGGTCGTCCGAAGCTGGATTATACAGCCGGTCGGGGTGGCGGTGCATTTGATGACGGATTGGCACGAGCAGCGGCCTCCTTCGTCTTACGAGCGGCTTCAGCAGCTTCTTTCGCTTCCTGCTCAGCCTTCCATTCCTTGTAGGCTTTCTCGAAGGTGGCGAACTCCAGATCTTCCGGAATGAAGCCGCCAGCCTTCAGTGACTCGTACAGAGGACGCAGAGGCAGCAGACCAGCCTCAAACAGAGACTGGAGCGACCGCATTTCGCGCGCCGTGACCTTGGGACGATAGAAGATTCGGTTCAGGACGATCTCGACTTCCTCAGGATTGTCCAGCTCCCACTCCGCCCACCACTTGAAGAGCTGAGTCAGTCCCTGGGACGCGTTCTCGACGACATCCATCAGGGTTGCCTCTTCCGAGTTGGCCTGATCCTCTTCGGACTTCTCGCTTCGTGCGGCCGAGTTCTTACGCTGGGAGAGCAGACGCGCGCCGAGCGACAGCATCTGAGCTTCTTTGACTTCCATGCCTTCTTCGAGCGATTGAAGACCTTTTCCCTCGTACTCAACGATGCCGACCTCGTCGTCAGCTTCCAGAAGCCAGATCGACTGCGGAGTCATCGTGAAGTTTTGAGTGGCACTCTGCCCCTCCTTGCCGTCAGCAAACTCGTTCGCCATACCGCGTCCCTTGACGAAGTAGATCGGCGTAGCGGTGACATGACGTGCATTCTCCAGCATCGCGTACGAGCGATAGTGGGCGAAGTTCATGTTTGCGACGTCTTCCAGCATCGGACGATGAGCCGCAGCTCCGTTTCCGGCAGCGTTGAAGATCACGATCGGGATGTACTTAAGCTTCTGTCCGCGAACTAGGACGTAGGTCCGCTCGTTCTGAGGAATGAGATTCGGGTCGCCCGAGTAGTCATCCTCCTTGGTTCCGACAGCTTGGAAATAGTCACCGTTGGAGTCCAGCGCCAGAATCCGGACACGTCGCTCAGTGACCTGAGTAACGTCTGTATAGAAGTCCGCGCTGGGTTTCGGCTCCAGAAGCCTCACGGCGACCAGTTTCTTCCGGACAACCTTCCAGTTGACGATCGACTCGGCCGAATATTCGGCAATATGCTTCGTCTGACCCGTAGGATCCATGTCGAGCAACAGAGCACGACGAGACACCGTCAGCAGCTCGCGAACCAGAGCCTTGCTCAAATCCAGGATGGTCGTACCATCCTCGGCGATGATGAAGTTGCGAGCATCTTCCATCTTGCCCTGCATCCGCTTCGGCAGAGTGACGAACGGAGCACGACGGAAAACCGACACGAACAGGTCGTTAACCGTCTTCTGAGTCGCGTTGAACCAGACTGCTCGGCTCAGATAAGCCGTATACTCGGCGTGATCCATGCCCGTCCGGCGAGGCAGATAGTCCTCGTTGCGACCCTTCACAGCGTCCTCGCCCTCGACAGCGTCGCGCATCCGCTTCCACTTGCTGAAGAGCCAGTCGTACTGAGGATGACACTTGGCAGGTTTGAGGTCCAGTCGCTCGGGATTTCGAGCGCCGATAACGTACGAAGATCCAACAATGATGCGAGCAGCCATGATCTCTCCGTACGGAATGGTTCACTTTATACCTAGCGCACGCACGCCTGACGCACAACATTTGTCTACTTGCTCGGGCGGGGCGGTAGCGTTACCTTATATTCTTCGCAAACAGGAGCACACCTTGGTCCCCCGTCCTCTCTTGAATCCGACTCACCAAATGGGTGAACCAGCAGACTGGGATCGGGAGGGGCAAGGCAGTTCTGTCGAGACTCTCCACACGATTCACACCGACGGATGGCATAAGAGCCTCTGGAAACTGTCCGACCAAGAGATCAATGAGATCAAGAAGTCCGGCACCGTCGTCCTCTGGATTCACGGCAAGGGACATCCCGTCGTAGCCCTACAAGTCCTGGACGCCGTATCCGTTGACAAGTACGTCGACACCACTCAGGAGGACATCCGTACCTCCATGAAACTCCAGCAAGGATCTGATCGTGTCAATTGAGCTCGTTTGGGCCGACAAGCCTCTCCAGGAAGCCGCCAACTATCTCCGCGACAACCACGTCATCATTTATTTCTCAAACCGCGCGACTCTGGACGTTGCGATGAGCAAGGCCCACACAGCCTTCAACGAGAACGGCAATCGCGCGATCAAGCTTCCTCGCCTCGACGTCCTCAACGTTCACATGCCCAAGGGCCTCCGTCGAATGACGTTCTCGGTCGCCGAGACTCAGAACGTCGTATATCACATGTACGAGAACCTCAAGATTGACATCGCAACGATGGGGCAACCCATTGTCGTCGTTGCCTCTCGCAAAATTGCGCCTTACATTGATGCCCGGACACTTCCCGTCCGTCCTAAGTGAGGTGATCTCATGGATCGCGTTGTAGCACTCTACCCTTGGATGATCGTTACCGTCCAAGGTGTTCTCGGCCCGTATACGCGTCTCTGGCAGGCTTTCCAGGACTCGATGGCCGCAACCGTCACAGCGGTGAAAACGTTCCCGCTGTGGAAGAAACCCCAACCGAAGGTCTAAGACGATGATGATGCGTTGGCTCTCAGGATTCCAGAAGTTCCTACGATGGTCGTTCTGGGAGCCGACGCACATTCACAATAAGACTGGCGGCAAATACCGACTCATTCGGACCGCTCTTCTCGAGAAAACTTTCGAAGAAGTCGTCATCTACGAGTCTGACTCCGGAACTGTCTGGGTTCGCCCGAAATCCGAGTTCTACGACGGTCGCTTTACGAAGCTGACTACGATTAAGGATATGCTAGGCTTGAAATAGCCGCTTACGCTTGCTCGGCGTATACGGACCGCGTATAGTGGGCCGGTGCTCCTTGGTTACGCACAATCCGCATGTAAGGAAAGAAAATGGCCTTCACTAGAAAGACTCATGACGACCGCGACTTCGAAAGGATGGACTGGCCTCGAGTTGGCGACCATCCAGAAGCTCCCAAAGCTCCTCTCGAGAACCAGAAGACGATCACCGATTGGGCCGTCGAGCAGTTCGGCGGTAGCAGCCCGATTACGACCTGGATGCGCTGCAACAACGAGTTCTGTGAGCTCGGCACGATCCTGAACAGTCTCCGAAATTCCGAGAATTATCACGAAGAAGCAGAACTCCGGAAAGCTGCCATCGAAGAAGTGGCCGACGTTGCTATCATCCTGATGCAGGTCATGGAGAAACTCGGAGGAGACTTCCACAAGGCCGTCGAAGACAAGATGAAGATCAACCGCGCCCGCAAGTGGAAAACCCTTCCCAACGGACGCCATCAGCATACAGGAGAAGAATGATGACATCTCTACCCGACCTGATCGTAGAGCTTAAGTACACGAGCAATCTCATCAACATGGAGGGATTCGAGGACAGCGCTATCTACATCAACGACGCGATCCGTATTCTCGAAAGCCTCCGCACCTACGAGCTCCAGGTCACCATCTCCGGAGAGGACGGCCTAGACATTCTCGAGGTTCAGACCCCGGTCGCCCTCTCCACCCTCGCTCACGGAATCGGCCACAAGATCCTCGATCTCGTCCCTCCGACAGTCACCGACTCGATGAACATCGAGCAAGGCGTCCCCGACCGAATCATCAACGTCAAGTTCGTCACCGGCCCCATGCCGAGCTCACCGACGTAGGATAGCCCTTCTGGGGGCGAAATGTTAGTCTAGAATCGTCCCCAGGAGGCCCTGCCGTGACCAAAATCGTCTCTTACCGAGTCGAATATAAGGACGGTGGCCGACGTTATTACGTCACAGAACTCCACGAACTTCACCGAAAACTCACCCAAAGATTCAATGATAAACTCGTCGAGACCATCGTCCCAATGACGATGGAGCTCGAGCGAGAGGTGATGTACGACCAATTTATCCGCCTGAAGAGCGAATTTCCGGCATTTCTCGTCGTTGACGACGTCGTCCACGAGTATGATCCGAAGAATTACGAGACTCTTCAGGCTGTGAATCTCAGCAACGTCACTGTCTTTGGGAAGCGCCATGATCCTGATAGATGACATGTATCGCTACAGCCTCGGACAGCTCCGCAGCCGCCGCGGTCGCATCATGAAGATGTCGCACATGATAAGCGACACTTCTCACCATGAACTTCATCAATTTGCTCGCGAATTGGGAGTCAAACGCGAATGGTTCCAAGAGGATCACTACGACATATCGCTAGAAGTGAGGGCACTCGCCGTGAAAGCAGGCGCGTGCGAGGTATCGATGAAAGACATGGCGTGCATCCGGGCACTGATCAAGTGGGGATCCTGGGTCGCAGGGACGCCTATAACCTCCGCAAAGGACGAGTGGAGGATCCATCGAGAGAACTTCTTGCGCCAGTACCAAGAGACCGAGCCCTCCTCCGACGATTCCTTGGAGATGAGGGAAGCTAGAGGCGTGAGGACTTCCAGATGACATTGGCATTCGTCAGCGGGTTCGACGGGAGGGTCTACGCCGACCAATCCCTGACGATTGGCACACATCAAGCTCAGCACGGCGCTCGTCCACAGAAGTTCTACGACGCGGGTGGCGGAAGAATCTACACCTACGGAGGAGACTGCGGCCTGGGAGACTGGGCTCTCAAAAATCTTCGAAAGATGACTCCCAAGAGTCACTACGACGACCTGAAGACTCCCGTGGAGGGACATCCAGAGAGCAACGGGACTCTGGAGGGAGTGGTCTGTTCGCGAATCGGCGATAAGCTGATCGTCCAGGAGTTCGGTCGCAACTGGCTCGAGATGCCTTATATCGTCGAAGTGGGTCGGAAGATCGGGTGGTTCGTGGGCTGCGCGGCGAGGGAAGCGGATGCTTTGTATCGGGCTGGTCTGTGGGGAGACGTTGGGAAGATCTTCGAGGTTTGCAACGACGTGTATCCGGGATTCGTGACGAAGGAATATAGAAGCGTGACTATTCCGGAGTTGAGCGGGACGATTCCGGCAGGGTTGAGGTTCAGGATGGAGAATGAGGAGTGTGCATGAGAGAGCGTCAGCGGGAAGCGCGGGAGATGCTTACGACGGTTGCGTGTGTCTTTTTGGTAGCGGCGATCGTTATAGGTTTGGGGACGATTCGTCAGAAGGATTTGGATGACGCTCGGAAGTGGCGAGATCTCCAGAAGGGTATCAGCACGGTTCCATGTGAGTGGCTGGGGACTCAAGATGTTCAATCGTCAGAAGGATAATGTGTTCGCTTGGTTCTTCGTCGTAGTTCTGGCGGGACTAGTGCTCTACGTGGGCTCGGCGGCGATTACGTCACGGCGATCTCTATTCCACGGTGAAATTTCCAAAGTCGAAATCCGAAGCTCCAGTTCTACTGTCGAGCAGCCGGGTCCCCTTTCGCATCCCTAAGTGATCAATAGAAAATTGACTGATGCACTAGGTGCGGCCACGTAAAAAACCGGGGCAATACCCCTACAGGTACCATGGGCATACCAACAAGCGCCAAGCAAAGCGCCCCGGCATTGCTGCCGGGGCGCCTATGCTTGCCTTACGTTGCCGCCCTAGGTGGGCGCGGCATAGGCCAGCACGGCCAAGCGTTGCTTATTGGTTTGGCCCTTGGCGTGCTTGGCGCTACCTGCAACGTAGCTACCGGTAAGGTAGCCCGGCGTAATGCCCGCCCGCACAAGCGCGGCGGCAAGCATGGCGCTATTAACAGCGTGGCCAGCTTGGGGCACATTGCCGCCCGTTGCTTGTGCGGTAGCGTAGGCGCATTGCGCCAGCGCCCACGCTAGGCCGCTACCGGCTGCACCCGGCGCGCCCAAGGCAATGCCTTGGGCGGTAAGGTACACAGTAGCAGGGCAACCGCGCGGTACAGTGGGGCTAGCCGTGCCTGCGGCCAGCTTGCCCGCTGCGGCGGCAATGCCAGCGTGGGCGGCAACCCGCACGGGGCGCGGCGTAAGCGCCTGTACGGGCGTTGCAGGCGCAACGGCGGGCGTTGCAGCGGCGGTGGCGGGGGCTTTGGTTTGCTTTTGCATAGTGGTGGCCTTTACTTGGGTAACGCGGCAATTGCGCCGCACAAGCAACATGGCCCAAGCCATTGCCAATTGCAACTAGCCCCAAGCAACAAAAACGCCCCAAAGGGTGCGGCTATATGCCGCAGGTAGGCGGGCGGCGCTTGGCACGGTACATGCATTGCCACAAACCATGCCACGGAACCGGGGTGCGGCATTATGCCGCAGGCAGGTTGCCCCTAGGGTAGCCCATACGGCACGGTACGTACCGTGCCGCCTAGGTAAAACGGTACGTACCGTGCCGCCTAGGTAAAACGGTACGTACCGTGCCGGGTAGGGCATCCAGGAATCCAAATCGCCGCGAGGGAGACCCGGGGAATCTTAAGAGTCTGCCGTGGACTCTTAAGACTGATCATCTCTCCGCGGGGGAGATCTAGGCCAGACTCTTAAGAGTCAACATCTTTCGGCCGGGGAGACCCGGTCAGCATTCACTGACCGGGTCGGGATTACCCTCCGCTACTTCGCGGCGACTAACCAACACTGACGGACACGGTGACCATCCAAGGTCGCCCAATGCCCATGAATGTGACGATACCACATCCCATCCCTCAGTTCCTCGTACTCAACGTAGCAGCACGTCAGGTTTCCGTGCCGCATAGCCGAAGCACCCATCGGCTTCAGCGACTTACACTCCCGTGGAACCAGTTTCGCACCCGGCTTACCAGACAGGAATACCACTCCCACTTCCGGAAACTTGACCTCACGTGCCAGATTCCGGTCGGCTAGACGCCAAGTGTTCGGGTCAGCACCGACCAGTTCATCGATATCCATTTGCACTTCGTTCTCTCCATGCGTAAGGGCAGACAAGACCAACGCCTTGCCTGCCCCAGCTTACACGCCTGATAGTTAAATGACCACTACCCGAGCAGCGTCTTGAGCTCTTTTTCGAGCATCAACACCACCTTTTTGCTCCGGTCGCTACACACCGCGATGAGACCGGCCTTGACCAGGTTCGCCTCGTTCTGCTTCGTGCGGCCCTTGCTCGGGAAGTACTTTCCGTTCATGTAGGTCCACATCCCTCCGGCCTTCTTCACGATTTCTTCCACGCCTGCGGAAACCTCGTATTGCCTGGAAGCGTATCCGATGGTGCGGATCGTTTTGGGCATCCGCGGAACCACGCGGATCGGCGTGGAACACCGTGGAAGCCAGTCATAGTCCGTGGACTGGGCTTCCTCAGCGATTCTCGGGGTCTCAGCACCTGAGGGGCCCTGGATCACAGGACGCTCAAGAGTCATAATGTTCAGCATAGACTTCAGCTCCATCTTGCACTGTGGACTCTGGGACGACCCCAGCCACACTATACCATAGCCGGTCAGGCTGTCAATTGCAAGTATCATGTGGTCAAAATGACCATGCTGTGATTCTTAAGAGTCCTTGCATCCAAGTTGAGCGGAAGCGGAGGCCTTGTCTCGCCTCCGCTCCCTATCTGTCTTGCCTCCGTTCCCCGTTGTCTAGGCTACTTCCCAAACCTCGTAATCATCCTCGTTTCCGCCGTCAGACAGGACGACAATGAGTCTGTTGTCTTCAGAGTGCTCCCAGATCCGGGCCGTCTCCCACTCGACTTGGATGTCGATGACTTTCTCCCAGCCTTCGTTGTCCTGGTCGCTGTTCTCGAAGAGCTCCCGCTCAGGGAAGTCCTGGTCCTCGGCGAGTCTGGCACAGTTGACCTTCATCAGGTCCTCCAGAGCTGCTCGGACCGCGGATCGCTGATGTTTCGCGCCTGATTGAAATCCCATGTAGATTCTCCTTTGCTACCTACCCTTACAAGGTACGCCAAGCACGCGTATCATGCAAGGGTAGGTAGCATCCCAACATACTCGCTGCGATTCTTAAGAGTCCCAGACAGACGAATAGACCCAACCGGCGAGAAGTCATCTCCTCGCCGGTGAGATCTACTGCCACTCTTTCCTCAGGGCGTCAGCATCCTGGTGCCAGCGGTAGTATCCGCAGTCGTACTCGTGCAGGATGTAGCTCTGACGCTCCTTCTCGGTGAGACTTGCCCATCCCTCCGGAGGTTCTCGGTCCAGAGAACCGTAGATCATGCGGTCCAGATCGTTGAACAGGATCGGACCTCGTCCATCAGTACGAGACTTCGCGATGATGCGCTGACCGTGGACCGTGTATTTCCGGCCGGTGTTGAACGTGTGAATCATGTCGTACATCACACGCCCTCCAGGACCAGCTTCACGCTTCCGCCCTCGGGCAGAGGCATGGACTTCTTGTTCCAGAACTCCTTCTTGTCCTCGTCTGAGAGAGGACGGATCGTCTGGCAGAGCTGAGACCAGCTCTGATCAACCACGTGGACTCGGCCCTCGGGAGTGATTATGCGGATGCGACTTATCATGTGGATAGGTCCCTTGACACGCCAACTGCGGCGTACTTGCAACATGCCACAAGCACGCGCGTCATGCAAGCATCTTAGCATCCCACAGACCACACCGCGATTCTTAAGAGTCCTCTGCGATTCTTAAGAGTCCCAGACTGACCTATAGACCAGAGCGGCGAGAAGCTGTCTCCTCGCCGCTCTAATCTCAGTACGAGACGGAGTAGGGGTGTCCGTCTTCGTGGGCCTCCAGAGCGTGGTCCCGCTCGTTGCGCTGGACCTCGGTGTCTGGGCTCGCCAAGTGGATCCGGACCGGTCCCTCCGCATTGGAGTAGACGCCGGTGATCGCCCGGTTGTAGTCAACCAGCGAGTTCTCGATCACCATCAGGCTGGTCCAGGACGCACAATCGCAGTCCATCTGCCAGATGACGAGGCCGACCTTCCCGTCCACAGCCAGGACATCCATCAGGTCGCGGATCTCCTGCTTGAGGGCCAGAGTGTCCGTGGGACCGTCCTCCCAGGCTTTGCGAGCCCACGCTCTGCGGATCTTGTGCTTGAGTTCTTTGCTCAACATGACTATTTCCCCCACTGTCCGCCGTCGATCAGCGCGCGGATGTAGTTCGCGCCAACCTCGGCTCCGAACCACGATCCCGTGCACACGATGACCAGGATCAATCCCCAGCCGGTGATCTCCCGGCCCCAGTTGTTCCAATGATTTCTCACTTCAGGTACTCCATGAGTGTCGGGGATGACTGCCCCGACTCAGACCTCTGCCTCTGGTTTGAGGCTTGCATGATGGCCCGAGATCAGGCCAACTGGGCAGATTGTCCGGTAAGAACCGGGTCACCCAGCGCGTACATGCAATATGCGCCAAGCCGGGTCGTCTGGCAAGTGTTACTGCATCGGCCGGATAACAAACCTGCGTCTATTCTCGTCCAGAGGAATGCCGTCCCGGTCTCGTGGAACGTCCATCGTCGCGTGGAGTCTCTCCAGGTTGTCTCTCAGCCCTTTGAGATCCTCCTTCCGGTCGGATTTCTTGGCGAGAGTCCTCCGTTCCGCTCGGTCGTAGACTGCGTAGATCACTCAGCAATCTCCTGCGCTAGGTGGAACTCGGCCTCGTCAAAATCCGGGCCTTTGCTCGTCCAGAATCGCACGAGATACTCGTCGCTCTCCTCGATCTGCATTCGCCAGACATCAACATACGATACCTCGACGCCGACTCGGAGCATGAGTGACAGACTCGGTCGGCACCTGTTGACTAACTGACGACACTTGTAGATCGTCTCGTAGTATGCCTCGCTCTCGTCCTCGTCGATCGGCATCATTTCGAGTCCGAGCTGTGCGAGTGATAGCTCGAACAGCCCGAGTTGTGATTGCTTCATCCATGATAAATTGCTCATCTAGTCCTCCATCGGGTTCTTGCGTTCCCAGTCGGTGATCAACTTGATGATCACCTTCTGGGTCGCCTTGACTGTCGCCGCACAGAGGTCGGCGTAGGTCTCGTACCCGGCGTGCTGAGGATTCACGTGCTCGGAGTTCTTCATCAGGTCGAAGGCTTTCACCTTCATCTTGTCAACCTGGATTCCTAGTTCTTCAACGGTCACTTCTGTCTCCATAACCTGACGCTGGCCCGTTGCCAGCCCCTACAAGGTACGCGCGTGAACCTCGTCAGGCAAGCCTACGCTTACTCTACGCAGCATCCAGGGCGGGTGTGCTGGCCCAGCCTACCCGCCCTGGAGTGCGCCCCTACGCTGTGTCGCCAGTGTGGTCAGGAGTTGGCCCGGGACTGGAGAAGCTCCAGAACTCGAATCGACTCACTCTCCAGGACTCCCGCTGGAACAGACAGGTGAGGGCTGGCGATTCTTAAGACTCCGGCTCGGTCGCTCTGCCAGACCCAGCAGATGAATCCGCCCTTCACGTCCTGGAGCACGACGTAGGCGAATCGCTTCGACCACAGAGTCTCCCGAACGAACAGCTCACTCTCCCCGACCCACAGACTCTGTGGGTCTCGGCCCTCCCATTGGACTGCGACATTCCTGACAATCCAGTCCAGGTGCTCCCTCGTTAGGTCGACCGTGATCATCGGAGTCTGCTCCGGGGATTCCAGGTCCTCGCCTGTCTCTAGGTCCGTCGAGATGGCGGTTACCAGAGGGTAGAACCACTCGGTGTTTCCGTCTATCCCAGCCGTCATCAAGGTTTCGCTCAATAGTTCTCGACTTGCTTCGCTCATTCTCTTCTCCATAATCTGGGATTCTTAAGACTCCTTAAGAGCCTCTCGTCAGAGGCGGACTGAGCTTGCACCCAGTCCGCCTCCGTCTAGTTACCTGTCGTCCTGGCCGACTTACGCCTGCCGGATAACGAGGCCGCGTGCTTCCATCCCGCGCGTCTTGGAGTTCGGCGCGTAGAGGTAGCCCTTGTCGTACGAGCCGCGGTAGCTCTCGCCGGCTGTGGCTCGCATGATCAGGTGGATCGCGCGGGCTTCAACGCCGGGGTTGGCTCGGCAGATGGCGATGATCGCGTTGCGAATGGGCGAACGGTTGGCTGTCAGAAGCTTCTCGTCGTCCGAGGCCAGCCACTTCGTGGTGTCGGCCAGTTCCGCAGGCGTCGCGCCCACATCGCCGACTTCAGCCGCCAGAGCGTCGAAGCTCAGGGCCGCGAGGGTCGTCAGGCGAGTGTAGTTGCCTACGAACTTCGCAGCGTCGGCATCCTTGGAGGATGCCTTGGCTTTCGCCGCCGAGATGTCAACGCCGCCCGGAGTCTTGGGGGCCTTGGCAGTCGGGTCGGCGACGTCGGTCTTCTTGTCGGTCGCGGCCATCGGCAGCTTGGACGTGGATGTCTTGGTGTTCATGGTCTCAGTTCCTTTGTGGACTCGTTGCTGTGATGGTGGACGGGCTTGCCGCCAACCATGAGCATAATGTACGCGCAAACGTTCGTCCAGGCAATAGGCTATGTCGTCCACGTGAGGAGGTTGATACTGGAAGACCATAAGATTGTTGCGCTGGGCGTTATCATGGCTTACCGTTAGGGTATAAGTAACAGCGTCCACAAGCGCGGAGATCATAGTGTCGGCAATGCGGAAGAGAACAGGTAAGTCAGCGGAGGTCATCGCCATCAGGCCGACCGCTAAGATGTACGTCACGATCTGGAATCTTCCAGAACTGACGTGGGCTCAGTCGGGTGTCGGAATCGACGTTCGTCCGGGCTCCATCGCTCGAGGTGACTACGAGGACCTGATCACAGGTCTGTTGGCGATTCAGCTCATTCGTCCAGACGAGGCCGAGGGCGTCCGAATCCAACGGAACACGGATGACACGGATATGTACGACGTCATCTGTGCCGACGGTCAGGGACTGTATCGGATCTCCCCATCCGGGTCAGCCTTCCGTCGAGTGAAGATGTAATTCACGTCAATTCAATACTGTCGGGTCGGCCCAGGATGCGAGTCCTGGGCCGATTCCGTATGAGACCGACCAGCGACTCTTAAGAGTGGACGAATCTCTGCTGGGGAGATTTTGACACGGACCCGATCGCCGGCATCAGTGGTTGGAATGTCAAAATTTGATTGACGATCTCCTTGATTTTGCCCCGTTCCCGGCTTCCAGACCTACGCTGAGTCTTAAACTCCTGAGAATCTGGTACAAGAATGCCACGGAACAAGTGAGCGTGTTCCGCCACCGCAACGACCAGCGGTCCACTAACACAACTGAGTGCCTTGGAATTACAGGAATAATTCCTCTTCCGGTACAAACCATTCGCTCCTGTTTGGTAGAACCCATAAACCGGCAAAAACCGAAAACCATGGAACCATGGAACAGACCGGAACCGCCCTCCTTCCCGAGTCTCACAGTGACCTATAATCATGTTCCACAGTTCCGCTACAACTTTCTACATAGCTCATATATTTATTCCAAACACAAAAGCGATTTGTACAAAGACACACACTTCAACCTTTAACCACCGAGGTTATGACCAAACTTAATGAAAACCCAAACTCGTACATGGAACAACGCCAACCGCAGCGATTTGTACCGACACGCCGTAACGACCTTCTGTCCCTACTGAAGAATCCTCACCTTGTACGACACATGCATCCCGCCTAACCTAGCCCGCATGAATCCTCGCTTCACCCTCAAAGCTCTATCCGCGACGCTCCCACAATCTTCACCTCCATGGGTGATGATCTTCATGGGATTCCCGGTCAAGATCTCCCTCTCCTATCATATCGTGACTGGATATGGTAGGATGCTATTCTGCGTGGATCCCAAAATCCCTCATCGCACCGTGGATCCAAGGATTCTTCTCGAGCGTGGACACAGCTTCGGGTGGAATCCTCACTTGAGGAATCTCCTAGAGCTAGATTCCCTCGTTGACGAGATCCAGAGCTATCCTCACTCCTACCGAATTCTCTACGTTCCACATGTCCCTAATCTCTCCTATCCGCAGAAATGCGTCTATCTTGTGGATCGCGCTCGAGTACCTAAGTACTTCCCAGTGACGCAGTCGATATCTGACGAATGACCTCCAGATACAGACGCCTTTTATCTACCTATCCAGACGACTCCTCCAAGGAGCTTGCGGACTAAGCGTACCCTAGCTCAAAACGCCGCCCCGTGCTATGCCTTTATAATGCAGCACACGCCGCATCCGGCGGAATATCGCCGAGCCACGCCGTCAAGCACACGGAGATTCCAGTGCCTCGTACTCTAGACATCAAACATCGTAAGTGGATCCGTCAGTCCGAGGGCCAAGCACCCGGACTCTCACACGCATTGATTCACATCCCGCACAACACCTATCACCCGTTCGTGGTCTGCATGGTCTCGGACGAGTCACTCGCCCACGGAGAGTGGATGTGGGGATCCTATCACACCAGCCTGGAGTCGGCCACGGCTGACTTCGCAGGGAGAGACGTATGACTCTTCGACGTAAGAAGCATGTTCGAGTCAAGGCTCGCAAGCCTCTCCCCGGCAGGTCCTGGAATCTTCCCGAGGCTTTCGTCCCAGACGCAAATCTGCCGCCCACGAGCGATCTCGCAGGAGTAGTATTCGTTCAGGAGAAAGAGCCCTTGCTCAAATCGATGCTCGTTGAGAAGAGGACAGTACGGGCCGAAATCGAGCGTAAACTTCGGTCCTCGGCTCCGGTATGCAATAAGGGAGCCTACATGTACATCGGCGCTAGTGATGATTTGACTGCAATAGGGAGAAAGAAATGACCACACCATCCAAGTCCCGAGCCCTTGCGGATCGGCTCACCAAGAAGCTCTCGTCGACTGATATCCTGTACTACAGAATTCAGGCGTTCGTCGGCGAGTCAGTATCCTCTGTGCCTCCGCCGAAGTGGTGGCTCAGTAACAAGCTGTTCGTCTTCCACCGGGTCAATACCCGCCTGAAGGGATCGCCCAAGGTCTACAAGATAACGGATCTGGGATACGCGGTTGCGTACCATCTCGAGATCGATGAAACGAGGAAACCCAATGACTAACCGAGATCAAGCACCATCAAGTCAGCTGGAGTCTATGCCCGAGGACTGGACTGAGAACTCTCAGTTCCGCGTCGCCAAGAGCCAAGCTATCTCGCTCAAGCGCATTGCGGATTCTCTGGAGAAGATTGCCGCCCGACCAGCCATCGACCCTCAGGAGATCTACAATGCTCTCACTGAGGCAGGCTATGCGGTCACTCGGAACATAAGGGGACAGTGATGTCAGACGACTACATCCGCGTCTCTGAGACGCCACTTATCATGATACCGACACTCCTTCAGTGCCTGATGAACTCGGGCAAGTTCAGGCCGGTCGACGAGGAGGTCAACAGCGATCTGCTCTCTGGATTCGCCGGCTGTTCTGAGCGAGCGATCTACTGGGAAGTCAACGGAGGCATAGTCTTTGGAGACGTGTCCGAGAAGGCTGCCTACGAGATCGAGGTCTGGTACTACTGTTTCTTTCACGGTGAGCGCTGGTGGCAGATCGGCATCGTGGACATTCAACAACTGCCGGAGGAGATACTATGAGCAAGCGTTCTTATAGCGGATCGCCCCACGCGGCGACCACGGAGTGGAAGATCGAGTTCAGCGAGGACTCAGAGAAGTATTATGTCACGGTTCCCGACAAGTGCGACTGCGGGTGCCCGAAGTGCGAGGGCATAGTCTATCGTCCTCACTCCAACGGCATATTCTTCGACGAGCACGAGGAAGCAGTCGAGTGGATGGAGGGTGTCCAATCCTTCCTGGACGAAGACTACGAGGACTACTGCAACGAGAATTCGTACGCCATCAATCAGATGGAACGGTACGAGCAATTCCGCAACGAGTATTGAGGGAACCATGATCGGCGAGAACAGCATACGAATCATCTCCCTTTACGAAGACCGCGAGGACCTTCCTGGAGGAATCGTCATTCACGACATCGTCGAGTTCGACGTGCCGCTCTACCTCAACGCCCACATGATCGACACCCGAGCTCTCATGCGCGAGTGTCGCAAGTGGATGGCTATCCTGGAAGCCAAGGGCGGACATCTGCCGAAGTGGCAGGTGATCTTCGAGATGCACGGAACTCTGGGCAACTTTCCGTCTGTCGACGGTCGCAACCTCACTGCTCTGGCGGGAAGGAAGTATGGCCGAGACACCTGGATCGCCTATCTCAAGGGTGGCCCGACACCAATCAAGCGCGGAGACCCCATCCTATGATAGAACGAATCGTCCGTCGTTCCGAGCGCCTCGCCGGCGCGAGATACCGATGCTGGCATTGCCATCAGTCGATTCCGTACGGGACTCAATACGTCCGCACGGTGGTCGAGCAGGAGGCAACTGCCGAGCTTCGTTCGAGAACCTTCACCCGGAGGACTCACCTCGCCGGCCAGTGTCCGAAGCCGGAGAAACTCTCACAATATCCACGTTTAACATCAACGCCGGTAGAGATCCTGCCGGACATAGAGGAGACCACCACATGACACCGCAAGAAATCCTAAAGAAAGCCGCCGATGACTTCGAGGCGAACAAGCGCTCTTGGATCAAGGGCATCTACGTCGGCGATAGCGAGGGCAAGCAGCTCTTGGCAACTACGTCGGGTGAGCGTCATCTCATAGATCGAACAAAGATGCCAGAGGCAGCGTGCTTCTGCGCCGTTGGGAAGATCTTCCATGTCAGTCCCTCGGTGCAGGAGGCGAAAGCCACGATCCGATTCCTGTCCGAGCATCTTAACCGGATATTTCCGGGGATGTCCGACCACGACGACAACTACGAGGGAATCATCATTCAGTGGAATGACCAGCATTCTCGCGTTGACGACATCATCGAAACCATGAAAGAGGCAGCTAAATCATGACACCGAAGGAAATTCTCAACAAGTGCGCCGACGACTTCGAGGCAAACCCGAAGTCTTGGACTACGTGCGTCTTTATCGCAGACGAACACGGTCGCGGAATAACGTACGCGAGCGGCAAGCCTCTCATCGAGCGGAGCAAGCTACCGGAAGCGAAATGCTTCTGCGCCGTGGGGAAGATCTACCAAGTCGCCGAGACCGAGGCAGAGGCCCTTAAAGCTGTCAACCTCTTGGGAAAGATGCTCAAGGAGAAGTACTTCTCGACTAGGGAATGGTTCGCCCCTCAGGACTGTGTCGTCTCCTACAACGACGCACTGGACGGTCCGGAGTTCTTAGTCGCCAACATTCGCGAGGTGACGAAGAGGAAGTAGAACTGACTCCGGAACGAGCAATACGTGCTTGTTCCGGAGGCTTCCTAGGTGTACCGTAGATGGTACAAATCGCACATACTTATGGAGGTATCGCATGATTGAGCAACCACCGAAGGTCGTCCTTCTGGTCCACGGTTACCGACCGAGACGCGACGCTCTCGCTCGATTCGTGCCAACTGGCTGGAGTCTCAACACCGTCGTTGACGATGAGTTCGATAACCGGAAACTGTACGTGCCCGACGTCCTGGGAGCCGGAACGTCTTTCATATGGTTTGTTCCGGGAAAGGCTGTTACTCATCGAGAGAAGGCGGCGGAGTTCGTGCGGAAGTATGGTACTGACTATCAGGTGTTTGCTATCTGTCCGAAGGTACCTGAGCTCTTTGATAGATGGCGACAGAAGCCTCATGGCGATCGTTTCGCTGATGTGCTCTGGATTGTGCCTGAGCCCGAGGCCACGAACTGGATGATGTACGACCGAACTGGTAAGATCTCACCATACAAGGGATGGCTGATATGAAGACCGTTGGAAGATTCGAGCTGGAGGAGTCTCCGCACGAGATCGTCGTCTGCGATCCATCGAAGATTGTCTACTTCGAGATTCAGGCAAACCAGTACGGACATGCGAGCTTCTTCGTGCATGTGGAGTCACTCAGTACCATGAATCCCATGCGCGGCAAGTTCAAGATCTACGGAAGTCACTTCCCAATTCACGAGCCCGAGGCTTCTCACATGCTCTCCACTCAGATCGGAAGCAAGGTGTGGCACCTCTACATGATCGGACCCTGGAGACCCCATGACAAAAACGATCTCGGCTACTATGACTAAACTCAAGCGATTCATGTTCCCGCCGACATGTACGATGATGATCGGCGTGCCGGGTGCTGGAAAGAGCACCTGGATCAAGCATCACGTCCCGTCGAACGTCAAGGTTCTCAGCCTCGATGCTATCTGCGAGGACATAGCAAGAAGGATGAACACCTCCTTCACAGAAGTCACTAACGATGAGAAGCTCAACTTCTACGCTAAGATGCTCGTAGGCGCCGAACTCGACGTACTACTGGAGAATCGCACGGATTTCGTCTGGGATCAGGTGAACGTCAACACCGGTATCCGAGAACCGATGATCAGACTCCTTCACGAGTATGGTTTCCGAGTTGAGGCTGTCGCCTTCTTTCCGCCGGTGACGAAGTTTCAGCGAAATAAGGTCTTCGAGCGGAATCGTCACGGAGTCGAGCGAGAGGTTTGGGAATCGATGGTGGACGAGTTCGAGCTTCCCGCTGTCTGGGAGGGCTTCTCCGAACGGACGTTTATCCCGCTACCAGAATTCCACAAGACTCTACGTGACCACACTCCTACCCAGAGCGGATGGAACCTATGACCAACAACCTTCTCCCCATGCGAGACCCGAGGCTACCGCGTCAGCTTCTCCAACAGGCACTCGGAGGAATCGGCGATCGAACTCCTGACGCCGAGGTCGGAGACATCACCGTTCCCGAATCGAACTCCAAGCGGGCGAAGGCTCTCTTCAAGTACAGAGGCAAGTTCGTCTTGATCACCGTCGAGATCAGCGATCCACAGGCTTGATCGTCCAACTGCTAAAAGATGGTTAATTTGAGCATACGACCCACCCAAAGACGTAATGCTGTGTTAACTTGTTTTTGTGGTAGCAGTAGGAGGTCTCAAGTGAACCACGAACGTCCATACGTCATCGTTACTATCGGCTTCGAGCCGGTCCGCGATATCGTCGCACGAGTATGTCCCGTTGGATACACGCCCAAGCGTGTGATCGACTGGAAGTACGCCAAGCGCGATCTCGATCCGTTTGTTCTCATGTTGAAGAGTGAATCCTTCATGTGGTGCGTGGAGGCTGATACAGCTTCTGAGCGCCGCAAGGTCGTGGAGGATATTCGAGCCTGCACCGAGGATCTCGACTACGAGGTGATCCTTGTTGCCAATGAGAACCACAAGTTCACTTCGCGTCCTAAGCGAAGTGAAGGTTGGGACCACTTGTTCTGGGATACCGCTTCCCGGGACACTGTTCCTTACGAAGACAAGTCGACCTTGCCAGTCGTCCCCGTCCCCCCAGGGACTGACGGGCTTGGGCCTGACTATCGACGTAGAGCGTAACAAAGTTGTCCTGACGAGTAAGCCGTGCTTGCGTTTGACGTAAGCACGGCTTACCTTATTTGTAGCCGCAGGTCAACCCGGAGGTTTCAGGTGACAACTAATCAGGACTACTCTACAGAATTTCCCCTTCCCATCAATCCGCAGAAGCCGGGGTTCTGGTTTGAGCCTCGCACGGGTTCGTCCCGCCGGAGGATGGTTTCCAAGAACCCGCAAGGTCAGGACGTCATGAGCGTCTGGGACCTCATGAGCGAGACTCGTGGCAAGGGTGAGCACGCCCACGTCCGCGAGTGGTGGAAGTCCGAACAGTGCAGCTATCTCGTCTTCTTGAACGAGGCATGGAGCGACGGACCCTACAAGGTCAACGGCATCAGCTACCGGACGTTTGAGCGCGCAACCATCGGCAAGAACGGAGCTATGGTTCGTCACTTTGCCGATCTCGATGAGGCGGTAGCACGTCTGCAGAAGTACTGGCCCGGACGGTTGGCGCCATGACCGAGGACCCGAAAGAGGTCAAGCGTCGTACCGCAGCGAGAAAGCGCCGTTCACACGGATGGTGTGTCGCGATGGGAATCGACCCTACGAACAAAACAGCTCGTCACGGCGTGGAGTCCCTCTTCGCCGTGATCGAGTCTCACGAACTTCGGGTCAAGCACCTGGAGAAGACTTTCACGAAAATGGAAGTCACCTACGCATCAATCCTTAAGAGGCTCAACCAATGACACAAGTCCCTGACCATCTCCGCCGGCAGATTGAAGACAAGTCCCACGCCATTCTGGAGGACATGCTGGCCGAGGGTGAGACTGATGAGATGAAGGCCATCGACTGGCTGCACGTGACTCTGGACCACCTGGATCAGGAGGGCATGAGTCAGTGGTACCAGCTTCGCGCTGAGGTCGGCGAGGACCAAGCACTCCAACTCTTGGTTCCGTTCGTTACTGAACCGTAGGGTGCGGCTGCTCGGAAATGCTCCGGGCGGCACGGCTGGCACGGCCTATAGGATGCGCTTTAGAGGGCTATACGCTTGCTCTACAGCGTGTCCGTAGGGTACAAGGTAGGGCGGCACGCGCCGCACGCGGGAGCACATAGTGAGCCAAGCAATAAGTCTACCAACCGAGAAAGGATATCGCTCGTGAAGCTCGATCCTGAGACTGCCGAACTCGTTTTCGTGTTGTCGCTCATGTTCTTCGGAATTACAACACTCATGGCAATCATCCTATCAGAGGCTTTTCGATGAGAATCGGCCACCTAGAGATCGTAGCGAGTCGCTGGCCTTGGCAGCAGGACCGACACTCGCCCATCAAGGCCAAGTACGGTTGGATTCACCCCGAACGCTTCGGCGGCGGAAGATCTGTTGAATTCGGATTCAGCTACGGCCGGAACACCCTGATGATCAACCTAGTGTTCGGCCTGATTCGACTCTACTGGCTGAACTACTCGGAAGTCCTGTACTACAAATCAGTCGAAGCTCGCACCCGACAGGAGAAAATCGATGACCGAACGTCTAACACTAGCGATTGCTGAGGCGGCAGTCGAGCTGCTTCACCAGAACGGTGACGAAGGCTTTTCCGCTACCATGTACTCGGGCCGGGGAATGTACGGGAAGCAAGTCCCCGGCATCACCGGACCTGCTGGTCACATGGGAGATATCGCGTGGGCGATCATCAAGGTCCACGTTCAGAACAAGACCGAAGAGTATCTTCTGAACGATGACGAAGACCCGGATCCTGATGAGATCCCGGCTTGGATTTGTGAGGAGTGGTTGGATGAAGCCCGGTCAATGATTCCTTCCCGATACGACTCGATGGGCCTCTACACGATCTACTACTGAGGACGACATGCCTAAGCCGACTCGCGCAGACAAGCTGAACCGAATGGTTCCCCTCGTTAAGCTGTGGATCAACAGTAAGAAAGACGTACCGCCTGTTTCGGACTGGCAGATCAGATGTATACTGAACGCCGTCTACGAGATAGATTATCAACGTCGTCGAGATTTGGACGCAGAGAAGGAACGAATTCGTCAGGCTGGTATGAAGAAAGTTCCTGAGCCGGCTATTCAGAGGAACAAGCCTGGTCTGCAACGGAACTCACCTTACCGGCGAGTTCAGATGAGCTGGCGGGTCAAGTGGACTTTTCGCCAGCCGCTTTCACTAAAGGAGACAGAGTACTGCGCGGACTTTGATACGAAAGTGCTGGCAATGGATCGAATCGAGTTTCTGAAGAAGGTTCCGGATGTCTTTGACATTGTGGGACCGAACCGCATCAACAAGTGAGAGGAGCTATTATGAAAGTGCCAAAGAAACGGATACTACGAACAGCCGACCCGAGCGTCAACGTGAGACCCTTCAAGGGACGAAAGAACAACGTCATGGAACGGATGATCAGGGAGGCTACCGTCCTCCGCACCGACATGAACGAGGAAGATGCCAAGGCCGTGCGAGACTCGGCCAAGTCGCGACTCCGCGAGTGGCTGCGTGTCCAAGAAGACTCCGACAAGGAGTACAACAAGTTGATCCAAGCTCAGCGCGGTATGACCACGAAGATGATTCAACGTGCTCACCAGGACTGGATCAAGTCCGGCCGGAAATCAACTTGGCTCACCTTCCTCACAACGCGTCGCGCCGAGATCGACGCACGCGGCGGCCTGATTATTCAGGGAGCATCTTTGGTTGGCGCATGACGACTTCCCATGCTAGGCTTATGGTTGAGGCCTAGCATGGGAGGACTGCTGTGAGAATCTTCAAAGAACATCTAAAAGATATCTTGTTGTCAACGCTTCCTGCTTGGTTAATCATAATTCCAATAGTGATAGTTCTCTTGACCAAATGCGGAGTTTGATCATGAAATACTCAGACAATCCTTCAAGCTACACGACTCGTCCCCTCACGCCGAAACAGATAGCTGAGCTCGAGATACTCGTTGCTGACGCTACCGACGCGATGAGAATGCTCTTCCACGGACTGGTCAAGACTATGGACCTTCACAAGAACGAGCAGCTCAAGAAGGCGGCAGTCGCTGGAATCTTCGGCGGGGTAGCTCGTCATATTGCTGAGAACGTCAACATCGTCGAAGTCGAGCCGAAGGAATCCTGGAAGTCTCTCAACACGCCGCTCAAAGTCTGTCAGGCTTGGAGCGCTCGAGACATGGGAAACCACCAAGCGTTGGAGACAGCCTTCATGTTCGTCCAGATTCAATCCGAACTTGGTCAGAAGATTGACGAGGCGGAGACTCTCGGCGCCTACTGGCGTCTCGTAGAGCGAACGCTGCCAGAAGTTTCGATTCAAGCGAGAAAGCATCTGGTGAAGTAGATGATCATTTCCAGAGGTATTCACCGCGGTCCTGTGATCCAGCCTGTCTGGAGTATGCACGGGAAGGACTGCCTCGCGGCCTGCATCGCGACGATTACCGGACATAAGATCACCGACCTTGATCTTGTGATCAAGGACGCATTTGCGAGAGCAACCAAAGATCCGATGCACAGCATTGGTCTCTGGGTCGATGACGTGAACACTTACATGGAGTTCGCGTCCGGAGTTAGGGAGTACTGGTCTCTACGAGGGCCAGTCGGACAACCGCCTCTCGGGCTGGGGATTGCAATTGTTCAACCTCCTGATCTCGAGGATGTGAACCCTCACGCCGTCGTGACCTGGACTCCTCCTGGAATAAGTCGACGGTCGTATATCGTTCACGATCCAGGCTTCGCTCCGTATGAGTTTGATCCGACGTGCTTCTACTTCATGGAAGTCGCTGTATCCGATAGCCTTCAGTCGAAGGGCTTCACCGACTCCTACAACAAAGCGAGGGAAGCGGTCAGTGACCCTCCCTTCTGATTGGTTGCCGGAGGCCACTCCCGACGAGGAGAAGGTGGCAAGATTCCTGTGCCAACTCCGGTACCTGGATCCCGATAAAATTATCAAAGCCTACGTCGCTGTCCTCATTACTGAAGGTCAGAAGAAAGATTATGGCAACACCCGAGACATGGCCCGAGTCCCTACTTGGAGAGCTCTCTGGGTTGAGGCTCGAATGCTGTTAGAGATTCACCGCTTTATAGGATCGTCCCATGCTCTACGAACCGCACCAAATCCTGAAGAAGAACTTGATCCATCATATGGGGCTGGGACCTACCTTGAGTTCTATCTCCCAGGGAGAGACGGTTCCGCACGGGTACGAGCTGAGGACACTTACGCCGATCGACTGGCAAATGATGGGGAGGAGGAGCCTGAGTCCTTGGCGGGGTTTGTCGATGATGCCGGCGAATCCTGGCCCGATTACGCCCGGATACGTCCCGATAAGAATGATGGACGCGACCCCCGCCCACCCCGACACGAGCCGTTTGTTCTCCCTGACTTTTCTCCGAGAGTTTCAGCGGAACGGCGGACGACCGACCCCAGCGATTCGTTGGACGTGGCCTCCGCTAGCGATGAACGCGGCGAGGATCTCCCAGAGTGACCGGGTAGTTGTGACTCCCACAACCTACGGACTCTACCTGACTCGGTATCCCACAGGATACAAGTTCAAGATGAATCGTCACTCGGACCAAGTCATTCCGACGCATTACATGCAGACGGCAGATTGCGCGACAAACCTGCCGCTTGCAGATCAACGCCCGGAGCGTTACAGTTGGGACGTCCCTCAGGATGGTCAGATCCGTCTGGACATCAATCCTGACCGCCTGTTCCTCCTTTATGGAATCGTCTTAAAATGAAAGTTCCGACTCGTGCACTGTCTTGGGCCGCTGCCGTTCTCGGCGCACCGGACTCGAAGTTCATCTCCGCTGTGGCGGCTAAGGAATCCAACCGGCTAGATCGCTATCCGAACGGGTTTCTGAAGGGACTGCACGAGGCTCATATCTTCGGCGAACTCACTCGTCATCGCTTCTCTGAGGAGAAGATGGGCGAGTACCCTATCTCGACCGACAGCTATCGGAAGAATCGCTACCCGTCTCGCTACAGTGATGTCCAGAAAGTTTTCGAGCACGCCTCGCGACTAGATGCTGAGGCAGCACGGGATGCCTCCTCATGGGGACTCTTCCAGCCGCTGGGCCGGAACTCCATGATGTGCGGCTGGGACACGGCGCTCGCGATGTATCAGGACTTCGACCTGAATCCCGTGGCGCAGGTCGTCGGCTTCGTGAACTTCTGCATCTCTCGGCAAATCACACGCACGGTTGCTGAGAAAGATTTCGAGGCGTTCGCCTACGCCTACAACGGATCCAAGTACGCGGAGCGCGGCTATCACACGAAACTGCGAGCTCACTTCGCAGAGAAGCAACCTGTTGGCTGGCTGGTCGATGCCGACCCCAAGCTGAAAGAGATGAGCGATGAGCTGAAGATCAAACCCTTCTCCAAGGAGTCGGTGCTGGAACTTCAGCAGATCATCAACCGCACGGGATTCGTTTCCAAGGTTAAGGAAGACGGAGTCCTGGGACCTGCCACTCGCCGATCAGCGTTGATCTGCGTGCTCTCAGCGACTGAGAAAGAGGTCCGCACTCAGGATGTAATCGAAGCCTTGAAGTCGGCGTAACGTCAGGCTAATTTGACTTGCTGCTGGCCCCGCCTTGGGTGCAGCCTTGCCCTAGTGCAGCCCCTAGCCCGCACAGCCGAACGCGCGTAACGCCCGCGCTAGGCGTCCTGAAGTGGGTTCTACGGGCAGTTGCCAGCACGCAAGTTCACCGGGCGGTGAAGCGACTGAGGGATCCTTGTAGGCCAGTGGCCTCGGATCCCTCTTTTTTCAGTGCGATTAGCGATTCTTGGCCTCGGCTTCGTCAGCTGCTTTCAGCATGTAGTTCATGAAAGATGCTCCGAACGGGACTTGTCGGGCCAGGACTCTTAAGAATTCTGGAAGGTCGTGCACCGGAATCGTCGCTAGTTGCTTCTTCCCGATGACTACGTTCACGCGGCCCTCTTCCAGAGAGCCACTACCCAGAGGTCTGAGTATCTCAGGAGGTTGGGCGAGCGATGAAGTCCCGGCAGGCTTGCGCGTCGAAGTCGACATATTGATCTGCATTCCGAACAGCCCACACTGTAACGTGTCCATTTCCATCGCGCAACCGAGCAATTTCGCGACATCCAAGTTGTTTCAGGACTGGAGTTAGCTGCTTCGGATTCCGCAGGTTGGCGTGAGCTCGTGCGTAGTTCATGATCTCAGACTGCTTTGCCATGTCTAGATTGAACGGCAGGACCGCGGTGTCGATGGCTTCCTTGATGACGTGGTACAGCTCGCCCTTGGATGACTCCATAAGGCGCTTCTTGTCTTCCGTCATGGGCGCTACGCCCTTCGGGTTGAACTTCGACAGGTCCCTGTTCTGAAGCATCCAGAGTACTTGGCCGGACTCCTCAATTGTAGACGTGAACAGGTTCGTATAGTACTCTTCTGACTGCGGCCTAGCCGGCGAGTTGTAAATCATGAAGCGGCGGTCACCGTCGTCCAGAAGCACAGCGTCTTCATAGTTAGTGAACAGTAGGAAGTTGAACACGTTCGGGACATGGTAGTCCTGAACATTCTTCTTGTTGACGCGTACTGTCTCAGAAGTGAACTGTGTCTTGATCTTGTTCATAAGGTCGCGACGACCGTTGGTCATAACCTCTTCGAAGACCACGAGCTGTCCGCCCTCGACCCATCCGGAGAAGTCACCTTTGAACTCGTCGGTGGTAATCTCTTTGACGTTGTGGCGTCCAAGGATCTTACACATTAGGAACGCGAGATAGGACTTACCCGTACCCGGCACGCCCTGAATCAGCGGAGCCCAATGCATCTTCACGCCGGGGTGCTGAATCATGAAAGCTAGGTAGTCGATGATGTGGTTCCGCACCTTCTCATTCGGTACGAGATACGACATATGTTCCAGGAAGTACTCAGGATCTCCTTCAGCAGCTTCCAGATTGTGGGCGCGATAGGAGTTTAGGAAACGTCGATTGTAGCCGTCCATGACATCTTCGTAGATGTCTGACTTACCCGGCATGTACGACGTCTGATTGACTCGAACCATAGCCGGATCTTGCAGTAGTTCCTCATCCAAACACTCTACCTGAACCATGTGCTTCTTGCGAAACAGATTGGTGTCCAGGATGGTACCGTCTGTGCGATCGAAGAACTCGCCTGTCTTCTCGATGTAGATGAAGCGGGTCTTGAGTTCGTTGCCCACCTTCGTCCCGGACAGCGTTGTAGCGTCCGCAATCATCTTTAGGACAGTGTCCCGGAAATTCTGTGGGACATCGTATAGGTCGTCCCCTTCTTTGAGCTCAGGACAGTCCCAAACTTGGACGACCTTCAGGCCGGCGATCTTGCCTGCCAGCTTCTCCACGACCTTACGACCGGGCTCGTCCTTGTCAGGCCAAGTGACCTTGCGATTACTATCGGGTAGGAAACTCCAGTCCGCCTTGGCCGTACCTGAGGCTGATCCCCAGCCCCAAGTCGTTGCGAACACTTCCTCTGGAATGAGCTTGTTGGCTGCGTCAGTTGCTTTCTCACCCTCGCAGATGAGAATCGTCCTGTTGCCAATCTCTCCGAACTTCTCAAGGCCGTAGAGCGGATCTAGCGGACCCCAATCGCCGTCAAGACGCCAGCCTTCTCGGCGATGCTTTTCTTTGACTTCGCAATTGGTACGGTACGATAGAAGCTTGAACTCCTTGCCGCCCGTCTTCCTGTCGTTAAACCTGACGCGAATCCCAAGCAGGAATCCATCGGTGTCGCGATATTCCCAGCGACCACCTAGTTCAAAGCCGCGACCTTCGGCATAACGAACCGCCGGACTGAAGTCAGGAACGCGCAGCTTGTCCAGGAGAAGGAAGTTCAGCGGAGACTTGTGAGTCCGGCAGAAGTCTCCGAGTCCTGACCAGCCTTTAAGCTCGATCAGGAAGCTGAGAAATCCGCTCCCGCCAAGTTGCTCAGCGAAGTTAGTCCACTTCCCAGTTTCCACGTTGAACGCACGAGAACGACCAGCGTCGCCCTCCGAGTTAACTCTCGCCCAACCGTTCTCTAGGACGCGGTCGGGAAAGAACTCGTCAATGAGTCCTTCGTAGTCGGGTTGGATTACCTTCTCATATTCTACAACCTTACTGGAACCGGAGATCTTTTGGAGAAGATTCTGGCGGTATGTCTTCATAAGCTCTTACTGTTACTGTAGCGCAAGCATTGCCCTAACGATTGCTCTTCTGCAATGTGCAAGGGTTACTCAGTATAAGGAGTTCATCAATGAGCCGCAATCCCGAAGTCGTCGCAGAACAGCCAACGCTCCAGGAGCTCTTCGACTATATCTTAGAACACGAGGACGATCTTACCGGATTGGTTCTCACATATGTCACCGAGAAGGGTCACGGCGGGACTGCGTTCGGAACCGTCAGCGGGATTGCTCTCGCTCATAAGCTAGCGAATCGTTATGCGGACGCTGCCTTCGACATGGCGGAGGATAGCTCCACTGTAGACGAGACTACTGACGAGACTCCAAGACACCGGATGGATAACTGACCCCTTGCCGGCGACGTAAACCGCCGTTAGCTTGTGGTTAACTTATACATCACAGCTAGGGGTCACTTATGACGCACGATCAATCCGAAGAGCAAATCTTTGAGTATCCGTATGCTGACGAAGGCATCGCGATACTCAACTGGTGTACGGCTGGAGGACGCAACAGTCCGGAGCAGGTAAGATCCTACCTGCTTCTGACTGACCAGACCATCCTCGAAGACGCCGGGACTTGGAAGTTCGAGAAAATCACGAAAGCTGATCTCGTGGCACAGCTTAAGAAGTTCCGCGCGGACTTCGCCGTCAACCCAATGATCACTCCGCCGTACGATCCTAAGTATCCTCTCAACGACAAGAAGATCTACGTCATCAACGGCGAGCCGGAACCTGAGTACGACTCCGAGGACGTGATCATTCCGGCTGACCAACCGAGGCGAGCAGCCCTTTAATCTTCCTGACACGGCAAGCCTTGTTCCAGAGGCCCGGCTATGGCATAATGTGTGAAGGTTAAAGGCAAGGTTATCGGATGTTGAACTTCAAGTTCGAGAAGTCTGAAGCTGATAAACGTCAGGAATATGAGCTGAAGCTCTCGCAGCGAGGCTACATCTCAGCAGGTTCTTATCGCTCAGATACTCAGCACGAGTATACCCGAGTTCCAAAGTCAGCTTGCGAGGAAGACCGGGGACCTGACAAAACAGTATACCACGTCGAGGATAAGACTAACAAGATAATCTTCACCTGGGACCGTATCCTAGGCGGATACTATGTCTCGATGTCTGGTAAGCAGGCGACCGCAATCACTCTGGAAATTCTGAAGGAGATTAAGTATGATGTCCGACCCTTCGAAACTTGAGAAACTCAAGTTAAAGATCAAAGCGCTTCTCGAGAAGAATGTTTCTCGCGGCGCTACGGAAGAAGAAGCTGCCTCCGCCATGCGCGCAGCCTCTCGCCTCATGGATGAGTACGACCTCACCGAGGCCGAGATTCTTGGTGCCAAGCGAGTTGACAGGAAGCTCTGCGTTACCAAGAAAATCAATCTCGCCACCCAACACTTTCCCTTCTCGACGCAGGTGTGCTGGGGAATCTCAGAGTTCCTGGACATCAAGTGGTGGGAGACGAGCTGGGCCAACCAGGAGAAGCGCGCTCACTACGCGGCAGTCGCATTCTTCGGCCCAGAGACTGATGTCGAGCTGGCCGAGTACCTCTTCTGGGTCTGCCACAACGGCATTGAGATGTCCTGGAAACAGTTCACTCCGATGTACGGGCAGAAGTCTACCAAGGCTGTTCGCCAGACCTTCTACCTCTCCGCCGCCCAGCGCCTCAACGTTCGCATTAAGATCATGAAGTCCGAGCTTCGCCAGCCTGGAACCTCGCTGGTAGTCCTGAAGAACCAGCTCGTTCAGCAGGAGTACGATGATGGTCCGGGCTCGACCATGCGAACCAAGAAGGCTCGCCACATCCAGGGCGACGTGAGCCGCGAGGCGGCTACCGCAGGATACAACGCCGCGAACAAGATCAACCTTACCTCTGGGTTGCCGGGAGGTGCATCCGGTGCTAAACAGGTTGGAAAGGAATCATGATGGCACCCAAGAGACAACTAGAGCCCCGTATCCGATACGAGTCGGTACGGGATGCTAAGATCTTTCGTTTCAAGAGCCGAGGTCTGTTTGGTCGTACAGTGACCAAGCGGTACCTGATCTATGCCGAGGTTCGGTATACGACCGGCAACTCTTATCAGAAACCCGAGATATCGCTGATGCGAGACCCAGACGGCCGGATAAATGTGGAGATTCACATCCGCGAGGATGAGAAAGTTCACATCAAGGGAGTCCGGGTGTGGCGTCAACGAGGACCTTGGATCGGTGAGATTCCAGAAGAAACAGGAGTACTTTTATGACACGAACCTTCCGCCCTATGAAGGGCGAGGCAATCGAAGAACACCATCTCGATCAGTTCAGTTACCCGTTGCTCGTCGCCGGCAAGATGGACGGCATCCGTGGAGCTGTTCTGGAAGACGGCGTATACTCCAATCGTATCAAACTGCTTCCTTCCGGCGCTGTGCAGTCTATGTTCGGCACGCCAGAATTTCAGGGTCTCGACGGCGAGATCATCGTTGGCCCAGTCGGCGCCCCTGACGTCTTCAAACGCAGCACATCCTTCGTGATGTCTCGTTCCAAGCCGTATCCTGACGACGGCGTTCACTTCTACGTGTTCGACGACTTCACCAACCCGAACGCTCCGTACGGCACGCGATACGACAATCTTCGCCGGCGCGTGGACGCACTCCAAGACTGGGGTGTTGAGAATCTTCACTTGGTTCCGCAGCACATCGTTCACAACAAGGCCGACGTTCTGCGCTTCGAGGAGAAGTATCTCGCCGAGGGCCTCGAAGGAATCATGATCCGAAGCCTCGAAGCTCCGTACAAGTACGGTCGCGGCACGATCAAGCAGCAGTCTCTAGTGAAGTTCAAGCGCTTCGACGACTTCGAGGCGATTGTGATCGGCTTCGAGGAACTCTACCACAACCAGAACGAAGCTACAACCGACGCTCGCGGGCTCATGAAGCGAACCTCCCACCAGGAGAACCAAGTCGCCGGCGATACTCTCGGCGCCATTGTTCTCCAGAGCCCACTCTTCGCTGAGACTTTCAAGATCGGCACCGGCTTCACCCAAGCCGACCGTGATGAAATTTGGCGAGACCGCGATCAACTAATGGGCGCGACAGTCACTGTCTCGTACCAGAAGGTTGGCGTGGATGTGAAACCGCGCTTCCCCAAGTTCAAGGGCTTCAGAAAGGACTAACTTTACGATGTGGAAACTAATGAGCTTTGTGATTTGGCTCTGCTGCGTTATTATTGTTCTTGACATCATCTTCTAGGAAAGGACCCAACATGGGCGAAATCCGAACTATCACCAAGTCCTACAAGACTCGCCCCTACGACGAGTTCGAGGCAGTTTGCCGGAAACTCAACATGGAGCCCAACGCAGTCGCTGATCTGATCGGCTACTCCGGGGCGGGAACAGCTCACGGCTGGAGCAGGAACGGGCGCGTGCCCGAGGTCGCCCTTCATGCCGCTCGCGGTATGTTGGATCAACGTACCGTGTCCGGAGATCGCACCATACTGATGGTCGGTCCCGGCGAGAATGCACAGACGCTCGTCAAAGTTGCCGAGGGTCTGGGATTCCGGGCAGCAGTACTCTAGTCTACAGTCTTCGTTGCTGAAGAGATGGGCCGCATATTCGCAAGAGTATGCGGCCCGTTGCATTGAGGCTTGGGGCAGGTTACAACCTAGCATGGCAACCAAGGGCTATGTCATGTCACCACGTCCTCTTTACGTCATCGCCAAGGAAATTTGGTCCGATTGGAAACCAATTCATCCGTGGGCGAAACCTTACGCCGAGGCTCTTCTGAGTCTCGAATCGATCCATGACTCCTACGGCCTAGACTCCGGTCGCAGCATCGTAGCTTACTTCCTGTCGAACGCTTCGACTTGGCGCGGCGACGTCGCCAAGCGTGTTAAGAAAGAACTCAAGGATATGATCAAATGACTCTAGCATCCGCAAACAAGATGGCGGAAGCATACCTCGGTACGATCGAGAAAATTGCTCTCCGCATGGGTCGTCTCGCTTTCTCCTCCGAAAAGGTACGAGATCGCTGGGCGAATAAATCCTACTCTCCGTCCACCAAAGTGCTCATCGTAGATCGCTGCTTGTCAGTCCTCGTGAGCCAAGGCAAGATCGCCAAGTGCGGCCGATTCTACCGACTTCCTGGCGACTTTGCCCCGGTAGAAATTCCTGAGTCCGTCTCCAAGTCTGACCGAATCGTCGTGGAGCGCTACGGCGCTCTCGCCCGTGAGGAACTTCTGGAACGGCTTCGGAGGCCTAGGAGCATGGCTGCGCTGCTCGAAATGCGCCCGCTGGCCTGCCTAGCCGTATGCACGCCGAGCAGCCGTAGCAACTTTACGCGGGCTCTAGTGCGGTGGTTAGCTGCCACAGGCGCGGCCCGGTACGAAAACGGTCTATGGTCCACAATCAAGGAAGAAGCCAATGTCATCTGAACGCACTCACATCATCGACGAGAACAACGCAATCACCTCAGGAGCTGGCGGCGTGATGTTCGCCGGCCCGAAAGCAGTCGATCGGTACATCCTGATCGCACTCAAGTCAGCCCTGAAGGGCTACGCTCTGTTCAAAATGAAAATGAACAGCGCCTGGACTCCCACCAACATGCTTCTCAAGGCGACCGAGTTCACCGGCAAGAAGTACAAGCGCGGCGAGTACATGAAGGCTCACGACGACCTGCAGGAGATCCTCGATCAACTGAAGGCGGCGGAGGCTCCGACCAATGCGTGATTACCGGCCATTCTGGGAGAACGAGGGACCGAACATCCTCACGCTTCGGGACACGACTCCCGTGGCTGGTAAGAATCATCGCTGTGACTTCTGCAGCAATTTGATCCCAAAGGGGAAGAAGCACCGATACATCGTCCAACTAGATATGGACGAGAAAGCGCTGAAGCCTCTTCGGGTCCACTTCTTCTGCGATGGGATCTTAAATGAATATTGAGAAACTCCACAAGATGCTCCGGAGCGGCAAGATCGCTAAGGTTCGTTTCATCAAGCGAACCACCGGACTGGAGCGCGTGATGATTTGTCGCATGGGCGTTCACAAGGGACTCTCCAGAGACCCGAATCCCAGGTATGATCCGGCCGACCACGGACTCGTTACGGTCTATGACATGCAGGTCGGAGCGTACCGGAACATTCCGGCCGACTCTATACTGGAGGTGAAGTCAGGAAAGGAACACTATGTTCAAGATCACGACTAACTACTACGGAAGCAAAGGAGATCTCAGGAAGATCTGGAAAGCCGAAGACCCCAGCCTCTGGGATGATCTTCGCAAGATTCTTCCAGAGCTTCCAGAGGAGAAACCAACTCGGGAATACGATCTCCAGGTAGAGGTGATCGTCGACCACACGCGACTCCTGGCAATCCTCGACGCGAACATCGAGATCAATATTGAGCCGGCGAACCCCTACTTAATGAAAACCAAGCTGAAGGACCGACTCGCTGGTCTCGCGAAGGCACTCGGAACCAAGGCAAGCGACATCGACGAAGGTGAGAAATATCGCTACGGCGCCGACGTCGTAATTCACATGGCGAACTTCACGCTCATGGGTATCAAGTTCGTGAAGGTCATGGAAGACGCTTGTACAGATGATCTTCAGGAAGCTCTAGATCACGGCTGGGTGATCCTGGCGATCTGTCCTCCGAACTCCCAACGGAGGCCGGACTACGTCCTAGGAAGAACTGACGCAGCACCTGAGGTCAATGGAAAGAGGCGTTGGTAACAGACGCCTAGGACGCCCGCTGGTAAGCGGAAATAACCCAAGCCACCCACCTACCGGCCCGCCAGCGAAACCCGCTAGGCGGGCTTCCTTTTGCTCAATTTGTGGCATCGCGGGCAAGCCCTAGCAGCAGGGCGGCAATTGAAATTATCGTCGCAGCTGATGGAATAGCCCACTTGACAATGTCGAGGATGATCTTACGTTTTCCAGAGTCCACGCCTGCTGACTTTTCGAGGTTGTCGAGTCTCTTGGCAAACTCTTCAATCTTAGTTCTGTCCAACTGACCAACTCTAAAATCAGCTTTAATCTCGGTCAACTGAAGTTCGAGTTTATGGACTCGCTCGTTCATGTTTACAAGATTCTCTGTTCGACTTTCGAGGACAGCTAGTCGTTTGTCAAAACCTGACAATGAATCCTTCAGATTGGATAAAAACTCAACCTGTGAGTCCATCCTTTCTAAGATCAGAGTCTCAAACTTCGTGAGATCGGTCATAGAAAAACTCTGGCAGGTTAGATGAATTATCACTAATACATCTAACCTGCCAGACATGAAAAGTCTCTGTACTAGATCTCGGCTAGCACACACGCCCCGGCGACACAGGCAAGATCTTTCGCAGACTTGACGTGATCTTCACCCTTCTCGTAGAGTTCGAGGTTGTTCCAGTTGATCGAAGTCGGCGTGATCGACAGGAGTTCGTCATGCGTTTGCTTGTCGACGATCTCCTGAGGAGCTTGGATGTAGGACCCGCCGCTACGAGGGAGGAACGCCATCCCCGTAATGTTGTCCCAGTTATCCCAGACGTCAGCGCCGACACCCGGCCACTCGTGATCAGCGAGCTTGATAGTGCAGCTCGTATTGTGATCCGCCCAGTACAGATTGTACATCTGGATGAGCTGGAAGTGATCCCGAGCTTTGAGAGTCTCTTCGGTTGCCGCTCCCGGCGCAGCCGCCTCCGGAAAGCTAAAGACGGTCATCGTCTCTTCCTTGCCGACCTCAGGCTCCCAGTATACGCCTTGGTCTTTGAGGAACTGCGTCATCGGATCCTTGTTGTCAGACCGGATGCGAATCGTCACGTATTGACCGCGCTGGGGATGAATCCCGCTGGGACACTTGGCGAGCTTCGACGCGGTACCCGACGGCTTGATGCACGTGATAGCGACCGAGGAGTTGATGTTGAACTTGCGAGCGTACTTGCCGTTGACGTGACGCGCTTTGTTCCGAAGCTGGGTGAGCCAGACCTTGGCATCGTCGCACACGGTAGAGAGAACGGCATGATCGAAGATACCGGTGAGACCGATTCCCAGAAGCCGCTCCTCATCGCAGTTCTTCTTCCACTCAGGACGAATGAACCGGAAGTTGGTGAACGTCGACTGAATCGTCCCGAGGATGGTGGCGATCTCCACCTTCTTGCTGAGCGACTCCAACGTGTCCCAGGGTCGGACAACGATCTCACACAAGTTGCAGAACTCGTACGGGCGGAGGATGATCTCGCCGCAAGGATTCGTTCCGAACTCATGGTTGGCATCACGACCGGGGAGACTGCGAACTTTCTTCTTGGCACCCTCACGATTGAAAATGCCGCGCTCGCCGGTGCCGGACTGGAAGATCGACAACCACTCTTGCATGAAGTGCGAAACTTCGGGCTTCTCCGTATAGGCCGCCGAGTTGTTGGCGTTTGACCGCTGGGGATTGTTGAGCCAGAACTCGCCAACCTTGGCGTCGCGCATACGATTGTCAGACAAGTTGGACAGGCAGATGAGAGCAGAACGGCGAACGCCGCCGCTGACTACTGCGTCCGCAACCTTGCAGGCGATGTCGTGGCATTCCAGAGACGTGAGCCGGCGACCCTGAGCGTTCTTGAAAGATTCAACGATGAAGCGGAAGAGATCTTCCAGGGGACCGGGTCCAGAAGCCCTGCCGCCGAACGTCTTCAGGATGGCACCCTTCGGACGAAGCTTCATGGTATCCCACAGCGGGATGTATCCCATGTAGAGGTGATCCAGGAGTTTCATGAGCGAATCCGCCCAGCCGATCTTGGAGTCCTGAACCTCGATGCAGATGTCGCCGCGCTTGGTCAGCTCAGCCGGGACCTCGGGCAGGTTCTTGACGTCCTGGCGTTCCACCGTGTAGCCGACTCCGGTTCCGCACATCAGGATGTACATCATCTCGGCGTACGAGCGGGTGTCACGGATTGGGATGTACGAGCAGTTGAAGGCTGCGACGTTGTCTTTCGCCAGCGCAGGTCCGGCCGTCATCATTGCGCGCATCGAAGGGAACACGTCCATGTTCCAGATGGCCTTGCGGATCTCTTCCCACTTGGAATCGGGGATCTCCACGTGAAGCTCATCCGTGACGTGCTGCTTGTAGAAATTCACGACGCGATCCACGGTCTCCGGCCAGAACTCCCGGCGACCCTTATCGTGAAGGAACCTCGCGTACTTGGACTGATGGATAATCTGCTGGAACGCGGTGGTCCCATCGGGGAAGTGTTGCATGATACTGAGAAACCTACTCAATTAGTGTGGGGCAAGCTGGCAACCTACTAGGGGCGGCGCAGAATGCCCATAGGAGCCCTACGAGCGCCCATACGCGTTTTCGGGGCTAAAGCCTGCCGGGGTTAGCTGCACCGCGCGCCACGCCACAGCGGTCGGTTAGTGACGAAGTTTGCCGGAACCGCGGCGACCAGCTTTCTTCTTGACCCAGGAGATGAACTGCGAGGTCGCATCCACCATGTCGTCGTGCTTTCCACCTGGGAACGTCACAAGTTCCTCGATGTAGTCTGCGGCGAGAGGGTCTTCGGAGTTGTAGTAGAAGCGACCTGCCTCGAAGAAGTCCGAAGCTGCCTCGAATCGGAAGGCTTTGTCACCCTCTGACTCCGGGGTACAGGGAATCACATTGTGTGACTTCTTGACACTCTGGATGAGCGACGTTCCCGTACCCTTGTCCTCGATCAGGCTGGAGGAGATTGTCTGACCGCGAGTTCTCCTCACAGCGGCTGCGGAGAACAGCTTCACCAGATCTGTAAACTCGACCTTCTTCTTTTCGATTTCCCACAGGTAGACGTTGCCGGTAGGATCCACAGCGAAGCGGAGACGCACGGTCGGGTCGTTACGTTGCTCAATTTTGGATGCGGTGTCGTAGCTATCGTAGAAGATCAGCGGTACGCCTTCCAGATCGTTGGGCTTGAACTTCTTAAACCAACTCCGTAGGACCTGAGTTCCCTCCTGCGGTGAGGGACGTTGCTGGTACAGACAAGCCCACTCACGAGGACCGATACCTTCCTTCTTGGAGAGCAGCGACTCTTTGGATTCCCATTCGGGCCAGTAGGGTTCTCCCAGCTTGCGGCCCAACGGATCTTCCGCCGGGTTGTCACAGAGCGCCTCGATCCGAATGTACTCCCACTGTTCTCCGGACTTCTGCGCCTGATCCAAGATCTTACCAATGGGGTCTTCCTCGTGCCAGCGTGTCATGATGAACACAATCCGGCCATGTGGGAAGAGTCGCGTGAAGGCGTCCGAGAGGTACCAGCTCCAGACCTTCTCCCGCTCACCTTTGGAGTCCGCCTGCTGGCGTCCCTTGATCAAGTCGTCCATTGACAAAATCGTCGCGCGCTTTCCGGTGATAGAACCGCCGACGCCTGTGGAGTAGTAGGCTGTTCCCTTCGTAGTAGAGAAACGGTTTGCGGATCGATCGTTCGCGCTGACAATGCTGTCAGGAAAGAGTATGCTGTGCTCCTCCGAGTCAATAAGATTGCGGACCTTGCGACCCTGCTCCAGAGCAAGTTCCTTGGAGTACGAAGCCGATACGAATCGTTCACCCTTGGGCAGCTTCGCAAGAGCGTATGCGGGAAGAGCAACGCTGGCGTAGGTTGATTTCGCGCTACCCGGCGGAGCTGAGATGATCAGGCGCCGAGACTCGCCGCTGATGACACGATCCAGGGCTGAGCAGAATAGTAGATGATGCTTAGCCGGCTCCAGACCCAGGACGTACCGGGTGTATCCCGCGAGGGACTCTCGACCTTCTTGACGTGCGACATACTCCCGAAGAATCTCCTCCTCGGTTTCTTCCTCACTCGTCAGTAGGTCTTCCGCTGAAAGCTCCTTCAACACTTGGCATACTCACAGATTCTGCGCTCAGCTTGCGCCTTGCGATGATCTCAGAAGCCTTCTTCCGAAGGTCTTCATCACCGAGCTTCTTTAGGTCGCCGTCCTTGAGGGGATCGCTGTCATCCTTGGGCGGGTCGTAGAATCGCTGAACCTTGCCGCGAGCGATCTCTGCGGAAACTGCTGCCGAGAACTTCTCAGCTCCTAGGGCTGCGTCGCGAATCAGCGCCAGTTGCTCGATGTGTTCTTCCAAACGAGCTTGGTACGGACGCTTCATGCTGGAGCGAGCGTCGGCTAGTGTATTCCGGAAAGCTGGCGTGAGCATGTACTCCGCCGCCATGTTCTCGGCGCGCTCATCATCCAGAAGGCTACCGGTCGTGTCGACCCACGCTCTTGCCATAGCCTTCGTCCCATCACTACAGGTCATGTAGTGATAGACAAAAGCCTGCGCGAACTGAGGACTACGTAGGACCAGAGTATCCGGGTAGGGCTCGGAGTCGTTTGAAGACCTCGTAACAGGCAATGACGTCGGCAAGGGCGTCGTGGGCACCGGCGAATCCTTTCGGGTCAACTAGAATCTCATAGGCCTCAATGAGTTTGGGCCACTTGTATCCACTCCTACCATTCGGGTGCGGTATGCGGCAAGTCTCAACTGAGTTGAGCATCGTGCAGTATCCGTTCTTGAAGCTAGGCGGATCACCCACACCCTCGCGGTGATACATGGTCTGCATGACCTGAGCATCAAATGCGAGGTTGTGGGCTACGAAGAAGTCCGCCTGCTTAACCAGAGCGTGGAAACTCTGAAGGGCGGAGCGACGCGTGACCCCGTAGCGTTCAGTCAGCTCGCGGGAGATACCGTGAATCTCTTGGGCTTTGGGATGGATGGCAACAGTTGGGATAACCAACGTGCAGAAGCGGGCACGGATTTCGCCCTTCTCATCGACCAAGGCCGCCGCGAGCTGAACTACATCAGGTTGCGAAGGATGACTGGGAGGTAAACTGCGCTGCACGAGACCGACAGTTTCAGTATCAAAAATAAGAGCACGCAATAGTACCTCCTCTAGGAAGATACTACACTACGTGAATCTACTTGAGAACGAAATCAGTCTATAATCTATCAAGCATTGTCGTAAGCGACTACCGACGCCATGAACTCACGAGCGAACTCAACGTTCTCCTCAATGTTCCACCAGCGGTTTCGATTGGAGGGGTGATGAATCGTGGCGTAAAGCCATCCCGAGTTAGTCTCGTAGAACTGGAATAGACGGTCTGAGTTCAATCCGAAACAGTCACAGACTGTGCGCCCCATGAATATCACGATGTCACCGGACTCGAACTTCTTCGAGAGGTTGTAGGCGCGAATCTTCGCGAGGCGGTCGGCTTTGAACTGAGCTTCCATCAGATAGTTGACGTTGCGGCGCTCAAAATGCTTGTGGTATTCCTCCGGGGTCATTCCTGACAGCTTGGCGAGGCGAGCCCCGGCCCAAATGGGATCGTCAGCGGACAATGCTTCTGACGGTACGTTGCGGTTCGGCTGTTGTCCGATAAGCCACTTCTTCACTGGTAAATTCTCACATGTGTTCGGGCGCGAGTCAGCGCGGTGTAGAGCCACTGTTGACGATTTTCTACGTTCTTCCAGTCGTCCAGAATAGCCACCCGTTCACCTTCGGATCCCTGCGCCTTGTGAACTGTCAGGACGTATCCCCACGTGAAGGCGTTGAGACCTCTCGGAACCTCCGCCGTGTTGGAATCGTCAGTGAACAAAGCTCTCCAGGACCGCAGCTTCCGCATGTCACCCTGATCGTCCTCTACCTCCAGCTCTAGGATCCTGCCGTTGCTGACCACCTTCGAGCTCCGACAAGTGAAGAGCTCTCCGTTGCGAACGTTGTCCTGATAGTTATTCCGGAGGCAGATAAGTCTCTCACCCGGTTGGGGGTCAGCCCCTTGGCGCTCAAATCCGCGGGCGGAGCGAATCTTGGCGTTGAACTCCCGTCGAGTGCGGTTCGTGCCACACAGGATCAGGTCGAAGTCTAGAATCTGGAAGAGTGCCAGTTCCCTTCTGGGGATAAGCATCACGTCCTTGCCGTCGATACCCTTGGCTTGACCATCGGTACGGATAGAGTGAGCAACGTGAACGATGTGCGATCCATCACCCTGACGCATAATTTGGGTCAGGAGGGCGTCTGGTTCGTCTTCATTCCAACCTCCCTTGCCGCCGACAGGAGGAAGCTGGAAAGGGTCGAAGCTGATAATGATTGGCAGACCAACGGTCTCCAAGTCTGCACGCATCTTCTCATCGACCATGGAAGCTTCGTCAATGAAGATAGCGTCGTATTGAGAGAGCTCCTTGTTGCTGACCAGATCAAACTCCGCCTTGGAGTCCTTGATGGCCCGGATCTGCTCGATCAGTTCCTCGATCTCGGCGTGAAGCGATTCAAAGTCGCGAACGGGCTCACCCTGCGGGTCTCCGCCACTGTCAGAGTAGTCACGATCCTCGCTGCTGACCTTGTAGACGCCGGTTTCCTCGGCAGTGACCAGACCGGCCAACTTGTTGGACAAGGACTCGATACGGCCCTGACGCGGGCGGTAGAAGAACTTATGAAGGGTGTGAGTTTCCTGACCAATCTTGAGTTCCAGAACCTTCGCAGCCTTACCTGTCGGGGCGCATAGGACGGGGTTGATGCCCAGCCGACGAACGATTTCGAAGGCGATCGTGGTCTTACCCGTTCCGGCGTAACCAGAGAGGATGAATGGTCGCTTGTAGCGAGCTGGAGATTTCCACCACTCTTCGGCTTTCCGGATAGCGGCTTCCTGTTGTGGATTAAGATCCATTGGGCGGGTACTCCGAAGGCCAGATGTACTCGAGATTGGGAGACTCTGACCAATTAAATTGTCCGTAGTGTACCGCGTATTTACGCAGGAGATTGCTACGGTGCGAAGCGTGAAAGTCTGGATCGCCAAGCCACCATGGAGTATCCCAGGTAACTTCGGAACCGGGCTCGTAGAAGAACGGCATTGAGTTTCTGTAGCCGCGCTTAGTCCACTCGTGAATCGACAGGTCATGGTAGACCATAAGCGCGGGAACATACTGACGCCACATAATCGCAGCGGGATGGTTGCCCCAGCCTTTAGAATTACCTTGGATCGCGTTTAGAAGCTGCTTGGCTTCGACGCGCTGCTTACCGAGACGTCGGTAATCTAGCGCGGCAAGGGACTCGGCGAAGCACGGGTATGGAAGGAAGGTTTGCATTCTGTAACCTTAGCATAGACCAACTATGTCAACTAGCGTGCTAGACGCAAAAACGCGCCAGTAAATTCTCCCCAGCGTTCCATGATGGTGTAGAACTCCAGCTCGCGGCAGAGCATCATGAAGGCCCGCTCATCCCAAAGCGTTCTATTCACCTCGATGTTGTGGAAGAGTTCCTTCGGTGTCTGATCGAGGTCCAGAAGTCTAAGGTTGAGCCTGTAGTGCTCGGTGTCGATCCAGTCAAGGATACGCTTCTCCCGGAACTCTTGCATAGGCTGATGGTTCAGATATTTCAGCACCGAGCCTTCACCTATACCATCGGCGCCGTGAACGTTGTCCTTAGAGTCGCCGGCAATAGCCTTGACTTGTATGATCTCGGCTGGCGTGCGATAGTCAGTATCGCGGTCGTAGTTGTGGAGATCCAGGAACTTCTTCGGAATAACTGACGAGGGACGCCACAGGACCTGATGGTCACCGATAAGCTGAAACCAGTCCTTGTCGTTCGAGACCAGAACTGCAACGTGACCTTCCGGAAGCTGCTCCTTACGAGACAGCCAGTAGGCGATGTCGTCGGCCTCCAGAAGTTCACCGCGAACCTGTGTCACCGGAAGCACTTCCAGGAATCTCAGAAAGAGCTGCTTCTGTTCCTCCCAGTTGTCCTCAGGATCCTTCACGTGACCGGGCTGGTGTGACGCGCGGTTCATCTTGTAGGCCGGGTAGAGAGCCGACCGCCAGATAGGACGCGAGTCCCAGCAGTAAATGACCTGAGTTGCCGTCGGGAAATGATACAGCAGAGTCTTCAGTGAGTTGAGCATCGTATAGGTGATGCCGACTCCGTGACCGGCGTCTGTGACCAGTTCTCCGGAAACGTGATAGGCGGCTTTCGCCGTATTGTTTGCGTCTACAATAAGGACGCACGGGGGCAGGTGCGCCCCTTGGGGCTGGCGCGTATTCTTTACAGGCGAAGCAGCGTAAGCTGGCACGGGCGTATCCTTTGCGGGGTGCAGGTTAGGGCAGCAGCGGAATGGCATCCACAAGGACACCGGCTTCCTGGTACATCCTGAGAGACCGATCGAACGAGGGTCTCCAGGATTCCTTGAAGACTGCGTTGATGTCGTAGTAGGAAACCACTCTGTGAATCTTACGTTGAATGATCGCCGCAGCGCAGCGATCACACGTCGCAGTCTTGAACGCAGACGGCGGATAAATGTAGATTGTGTATCCGGTACAGTTCTCGTTAGCCGCGAGGCAGCAGTTGAGTTCAGCGTGAACCACACGGCCCAGCTTCTCGTCACGATCCTCATACATCGCGTCTGAGTCCGAACAGCCCATTGGGAATCCGTTGTAACCGGTCGCCGCAATGGTCTTGTCAGGACGCACCAGAACGGCGCCGACTTTCGTGCTTGGGTCTTTGGACCACGTCGAAACAATCTGTGCGAGCTGTAGGAATCTTGCGTCCCACTTAATTCCGAAATATCTCACTCTGTCTCCAATGCGACACATTCGCCCCACGACCTGCCGACTTCAATGTCGACCATGGACGGCACAGTTTTCGGAACAGCGTTGATCATAATGTTCGCAGCCGCCCGGATAACTTCACGATCTCGAGTGTGCGTCAGTGCTACCTCGTCGTGAACACTAAGTATAGGCGGGATGCCTGCTCTGTAAAGGGCCAGCATGGCGGTCTTTGTCTCGTCAGCGGCAGAACCTTGGATAAGAGCGTTCATCGCCTTGTGAGGTTTCCACTGCTCGCCGGTAGGTAGAATCGGGAACCTGAATCGTCGACCGAGCGGTGTCCGCAGATAACCCTTCGAGCGAACCTGACCGCGGCACATCTTGTCGAGGTCGTTGATGTATGGCGAGCCCCGGTGAAACTTGTCAATGATAGCTTGGGCTTCCTTACCCGCCGCCTCGTACTCGACCATCTCGCCAGTACGCCGATCACGGAAAGTCTTGAGTTCAATTTCCAGACCCAGCTTCCGGGCGAGTTTGCCGCCACCCATCGCATACGCGAGACCCAGACCAATCTCCTTGGCCTCCTTCCGTTTGATGCCGGCGATGTCAGCGTTAAGCTGGTGGAAGTCTGTCTTGGGGTTGTTCTGATAAGCTTCCACGAACGGCAGCGAAGATGTGAACCCGCAGCGAAGAGCCATCTCCACCATCCAACGCGGTTCCTGCTGAGAGTAGTCCATGGACACCCAGTCGCATTCCTCGTCGCCCAGGAAACAGCTCCGGACAAGCGGACCAATCTCAGGGTCGCGTGCAGGGATCTGCTGAAGGTTGGGGTCGGAGCAGGAGAAGCGTCCAGAGATAGTACCACCATCGTCAGACTTCAGGGAGTTAAGCTGACAGTGAATCCGGCCGTTGATCGAGCCGTTCATCACGAAGCCCTCGACGAAGGTGCTGCGAGCTCTCTCGAACTTGCGCGCCTGAAGAATCATGTCGGTGATCGGGTTGTCGATGTCGTTCAGGAAGTCCTTGTCGATGGAAGGTTTCTTGGTCTTGGGAGTCAGAGGGTATGGGATCCCTGCGTAATCCAGAACCTTGGCGACCTTCTCGGCTTTCCAGAGGTCTCCGGTGAGGTCGATCCCGGTCTCGTGCTTGAGCTTTGCGGTTGCCTCTTCCTCAAGCTTCAGGAACTGATGGGCAACCTCCTCAGCGCGAGCCATGTCGACCCGAATCCCACGGCGTCGAGCCTGTCGCAGATACGGAAGCAGAGGCATCTCCAGCTCGCTGTAGACGCGCTGTAGGTTCTGCTGCTCGATCATCTTAGTCAGAGTATACCAGACGTCGAGAGTAACCTCGGCATCCCGAACCGCGTAGGCTGCGACCACACCAATCGGCAACTCGGCAAGAGACTTCATCACCGCGCCCTTGGACCTGTATCCGCGGGACTTGCCCAGCGAGACAAGATCGCCGCCCAGCTTCGTAAGACCCTTCTCGGAATACTTGAGGCCCAGCATATCCAGGCCGAAGCTTCTGGAGTGTTCGTCCAGCAGCGGAGCCTGCATCTGAACATCTTCGACGCGCCGGCGATGCTCCCAGACCTTGCCCTCAGTCTCGAGCCAGCCCAGATCGTAGTTCGCGTTGGCGAAAATCACAGGCTCCTCGCTCTCAACCATCAGGCGGCGAAGGAACTCCATGACCTCTTCGGGATCATAGTTCTCAGTGAAGGGCTTGTCGTCGAGATCATTCTGGTGCGGGTAGTCACCGGGAGTTGCCTCCCAGCACTTGTGCCGAATCGGCAAGTAGACCGCCTTCTTCTCGGAGGCGAGACTGACACCAATGATGTGACCAGCGTTCTCGAATGCCCAACCCGGACCACGCTCCTCAAGGAGAGGGTCGTAGGTCTCCAAGTCGATCGCGGTAACGGTCCCTGCGAACCAGCCCATCAGCCTGGAGATAAGATCGGACATGTAAATCCTGTATGTGCGAGGTTACGCATTGTCAACGCCGGGGTAAGCTGTAACTTACCCCGGCGCGCTGCTCAACGCAGTTTCTTTATGTGGTGACCCCGGCGTCAGAATTTGTCTGCCGAAGCCACCATGATCAGACTATCGATAGCCTGAGCAGCTACGGCGAGTTCCTCAGGATCATCCCAGAGCGCGCAGACGTAGATGAACTGAGCTTCGGTAGGATCGACGCAGTTGTCCCGAATGAACATCTCGGTAAGCGCTCGGCGCTGACGAAGCTCGAGAGCGGTCCCGGTCGGACGATAGCGACCCTCGACGATCAGCTCCTCCATCTTCATCAGATAGTGCTTCGCCTTCTCGAGGTCTTGGAGACCGTTCTTCTTGCGCCACCTGACCACGTACTTCGTTGCACAGCCCATCAGATAGTGAATGCTGCAGTCCGACACCCAGTCCCAGTGCTGATACTCGCCCTTGTAGTGAGAGCCGCCAATTTGGATTGCGTTCGCGGACATTAGGACTCCTGTTCGGTAACTTGCATCTTAGGCTGGGAAGGCAGATAGCGCTCAACCTGATCTTTTATGATCCGGCTGACAACATCCTTCACCTTAGCGTGGACCGCCGTCGCGCGATAAGCACCCTTCGACGTCTCCTCCAATTTGATCAGAAGGGACATCAGGACACGCTCACCGTTGCGATGAATATAGCCGACGTGATTGTTTCCGAGGCCAATCTCGTATGCCGTCTGCATCAGCAGCTCGACGATGTCGCAGACCTTGAAGATGATCGCGTCCTCCTCGGACATGAAGCCCGGAGGCTTCTGCCACGGAGACATCAGCGCCGCTTCGCATTCAGCCTCACGCTCGTAGACGTTCATCAACTTCTTGGCGGGATAAGGCCAGTCTCCCAGGACCAGCTCCGGCGCGTCGTGCGTTAAGAGATATTCCACGAGCTGTGCGAACTTCTCCGGGAACAGAATCTTGCACATGATGGCGACGCCCCATGCGTGTTCGCCCGTGGTCTGATGCTTAATCGTGGGGGAAGCATGGTAGCGAATCACCTTGCCGCTGAGCCAGAGCTCAGAGGCTGTCAGCGGAATGCCGTAGTCCGGCGAGCCATCAGCCATTTTTCATTCTCCGTTCGAGCCATCGCATCGAGGCATTGTGCCAGTCAATCGTCATGTTGAAGTTCTTCTGCGCCCACTTGATGCCGCCGCTGGTCTTCCAGGAGAAGTAGGCGATCATCATCGGGCCAACCACCTTGCGGAAGAACTCGGTGTTCCAGACCCGCTCATTCAGAGAAGTCATCAGGGTGATGTAATTCTTGTCAGGAGACTCCGCAACTTCTCTGACGAACTTCATAAGAAGCATGATGTCCTCGTTGATCGCGCCGTCCTCAGAGTTCAGCGGGAAGGCTTGGACACCCATCTTCTCATACGTCGCAGGAGCTGTAGAGCCAGAGAGAAGTTTGGCGAAGATAGGATTCTCCACGTATCCGTGGTAGGAGTTAGAGAATTGATAGTACGTGCCGACTTCAAGACCTGCTGACGAAGCCACGTATTCAAGCAGAAGACTGAAGTGTACGACGTTGCTTCCGAGGGCTCCATAGATAGCATCGTTGCTTCTGTTGGAGACTGTGAGGTCCAATGTCTTACCATCTCGGCATCGGAAGTAGCAGACGGTGTTGCAGGGGACATCTTTCGACTGCACCACAGGATCAGAGAAAGCATCCCACATCTGAAGAACCACTCGGCGGTCTCCAGGCGTGTTCTTGAGCTTCTGGACAGCGTCCGTGAGCTGATCGTGACCGAACCATGTTCGCCAGCGACGACCGTATGCTGAACCCCGAATAGTCTTGCCGTCATCTGAGAACTGTCCAAACTTTGAGTTGAAGATCAGGAGTGAAGGGAGATCGTCTCCGCCGCCCAGCATCCAGAGCGACTCGAACAGGTGGAAGAATGGGTTTGCATCCCGTGCCTCCATGAAGCTGACCTTGCGGGAAGGATTCTTATAGATCGTAACGACTGGGGTCGGATACTCCAAAGTCGGACCCGCGCGGCTGGCGATCTCGAGACCTTCCTCCTTCAGAAGCTTCACTGCTGAAACGATTGCAGAATCGACATCAGTAGCGACGATAGTACCGATACCGCCTTTCTCTGAAGAAATCACTCTCGTCATATGGCGGCTCTCCGGTCTTGCTGTGGGGCTGGCTGTTCATCGGAATATACAGGTTCGGCAGGCATCGGGCAACCTCCGCGTTGTCCCGCCTCCAGAGCCTTCTTCCAGAATATAGTCACATCCATGAAGGAGGTCTCGAGACCCTTCCACTTCGTAGTTTTCTCCCGGAGTTTCACGAACTGTGGGAAGAGGTTCTGGAGAAGGATCGCCGCCTTGTTCATCGAATCGACCGAGCGATAGATGCTGACTCCACCCGGCGCGTTGGAACCGCCAGCCTGATCAACGGTGAACTGCGTCAGGACGGCGTTCGACTTACCTCGTGTCAGGACATTCAGCGTCATGAAGAAATCGCTCTTCAGAATGACGTTGTCTGGATGGATCCCATGCTCCTTGAAGAACGGAACGTAGATCCCATGAACTTGGGACTGACGCATCGCTATCGTATGGTGATCGGCGGTGAGATTGTTGTTGTTCTGGCGAGCAGACACACCCACCATAGGATGTTCAGTCAGCAGGTCGGCGATCTGATCGATCATGTCCCGAATATCGGTTGGGTCTGCCATCCGAAGCTTCCAGTCGTCCTTGCTGATACGCCTGGAGAACCTCAGGTCGTCATCCATGATGATCACACGATCCGTGTGTGCCAGGAAGTGAATGATGTGGTCGATCGACTGACTCAGGTACGCGTGAGCGAAGCCAACGGCTCGACGACCACGCTTCTCGTGCTCCGGAACCTCTTCCGGAGGGCAGACCAGAATCGGCAAGTGATTCCCGGTCGCTTTGACGATGTCGTAGGTGTACTGCTTGTCCAGTCGACCCTTGGTCGGAATGAAGACCGTGATGTCGTTCATTGCGAGTAACCCCTTTTCGAGCGGCCTTGTCCCAGGCGGATACGTTCGTACTTGTCAAACTCACACATCACGAACTGAAGATCGTGAAGAGTGAAATCTTTGTAGGGCTGAGGCATATCAGCATCTAGTACGCCGTGACTTAAGGCAGAATATAACGCCCTTCCCAGCCTCAGTGCAACATCTGCGTTTATCTTCTTCTCCAGAGGCTGACCGAACGCTCTCACCAGACCACGGCGAGCGCCGGGTCCGAAAGGACTCCAGGTGAACAGATCAGTCACAGGTCCGAAGAACGAGGTCTCCATAGCATCTGTTAGAACTTCCTTGGACATGAAGCCCGTACCGCCGAATCCTGAGACATTGTCACGCAGGAACGTATCGGCTGACTCCCATGTCTGGTGCTCGTCGACGTGTACGATCAGAGCTTCCAGCTTGTTGTTCAGCTCGTCGATCACGTTTCCGACTACTGCCGCCTTCGAGCCCTTCAGGCCGAAGTTAGAGATGACATACGCAGATGTGAACGGTCTTCGCTTCTGAGCCATCATACCCTCGATGACAGCGATCAGTCGAGACTTGCTCCAGTGAGGTTGCCATCCGTAAGTCTGGGCGAACTCGATGGTTCCAACCCAGCGGAAGATCGCTACGTTCCGAAACTCTGCGAGAGGATCCTTGCCCTTGTTCGGCGTGATCCAGTTGTTCTTAAGCCATCTCGTGGTCTTATCATCAGATCTACGGATGTTCGTGAAGCGGGCGGATTGAAAGATTATGTCCTGAGACCACGGGAAGGGCTGTCCAGCCTCTTTCCTTATCCTAATTCGTTCGCGCTCGTGCATATACGCCACGAGGCGATCAAACTGATCCGGTACAATTTCCATTGAAGTCGTCCTGCAAACGGGCGACCCGAAGGTCGCCCGTCGTCGCGGGTGGAGGTAGTTAGGCGATTACTCGCCGTCGACTGGCGCCGATTTCAGGATGCTGACCGAGAGGATCTTCTTGGTCGTTTCGCCCTTGTCGTCCTTGGCACGCTCGACGTCGAGGTAGCCGTCAGCTTCCAGCTTCGAGATCGTGCGAGCCGACAGAGCCAGAGGACGGCCCAGCTTCTTCTCGAGCGTCTCGGCGCTGACCGGGTGATCAGCAGCGACGCCTGCTTCCGTCAGGATGCCGGCGACCATGTTCAGGAACTCGCGGCCGGATTTCGTCAGTTCGCCGGCGCCGACCTTGTCGGAGACAGCCTTGCCGGTCTCGATGAACGTGATCTCCGTAGCAGCTTCGTCAGCCTTGTCGGTGAGGAAGTTGCGACGCAGTCCGCCGGAGAGATAGCCGTTGACGTAGGCATCATTGACGATCGCCTGCTTGCGAGCGTCTGGGTTGCGCGTTCCGCCCATAGCGACCTTCAAGTCGGCGGAGGCGATGAGTTCGGCGCGCGTCATGCCGGGGTTCGCGAAGACAAAAGCGCGGAGAGCGTCGTAGATCTTGCCCTTGCGGCAGGCGGCGGTCCCAAGGTAGAACTTCTGATTGGCTTTCTCGAGCTTCTGGGGCTTGGCTTCGTCGGCGGTGGTTTCAGTCACGTCGGTCATTGGATACTCCTTTTTGCTGACCATGCACACATAGTAACAAGTTCGCCCTCGCACGCAAGGGCGAACTTATCTATCGTTCTTAGCTCAGGGTGTCGCTACCAGTCGCACCGACTTTGCCGCCAGCAGGACCAGCAACGTCGCCGTCCTCCTCGCTTTCCTCGGCGCCGCGAACCGTGCCGGCGACGATGTTCGCCACAAGCAGACGGGCCTCAGCAACGATGGCAGCACCGTTCTCAATCTCGCCGATGTATTTGTCGCGAGACATCACCAGACCGTGCCACGATCCCTGCGAGTTGGATTGCTCCTGAGTGCGGAGAGTCCAGCTGTAGGAGAACATGGGAAGCTGACGGAGCTTGCCGCCGACATTCTGGGTCTGACCTTTGAGCTGCGAGTTCCAGACCTTGGCGGTCCGGATTGCGCTGCCCTTGAAGGAGAGAAGGATCGGCGAGAACACACCGTCCTTCAGAAGGAAGGCGAAGAAATCATAGTACTCGATGATCTCGTTGCCGTCCTTGGTGATCCAACCCGCCTTGTCCTCGCGCTTCATCGTGCCGGGAATCCGGTCGAACTCAGCTTGAGACTTGTAGCGAGCAGCGATGCCGCCGCCAGCCGCACGCGGACGCCACTCGATGAACTTGGTCGAGAAGTAGACCGGGATCACCGTCGCGCCGACTTCTTCGCCGTCGAGAACCTCGTTGGTTGACGAGATGACGAACATGCCGGACTTGGCTTCCTTGACGTACTGCGGTTTGGACTTCTGGAGCTGCGGCGAGAGGGCCTGGATGATCTTCAGGATCGGGACAATAGTGTGCGAGCTGTCCATCTCCTGGAAGCCAGCGCCGAAGTCCTCGTCGTTAAAGATCGCCACGTCCTGCGAGCCGAACTTGGTGACAGTCAGATCGTTCTTTGTATCTTCAGACATTAGTCGTTACTCCGATTTCGTTATTGCCAGTGCGGCCCGCCTAGTAATAAAGCAGGCACGGCGTCACGCAACTCACTTTAGCGTGATCTTGGCGACAGTCGCTTGGTAGAGATTGATACCGGTCTTCTCAGGGTCCGGAAGGACGCCGCCCTGCTTGCTGATCTCCCGAAGGGTCGCAGACAGAGTCGAGTGGTGGATGTCGATCGCCATCGAGACCGGAACTTGGCGGGACTCCAACTCTGCGTGAAGCAGCTTCGCCTCGGCAGCCTTGTCTGCGGAGTAGTAGACCGCGACTTCCCGCTTGGCGATAGCGTCGTAACCCTGCTCGGCCAGATAGCTGACCAAGTTCTCGTGAAGAGCAACGTCGTCGGGCGATTTCTTCTTCAGGCTGGCGCGGCAGACACCCTCCAGCTTCACCTTCGCGCCGGTCGAGAGGGACTTCCACTCGGCGACGTTCATCGAAGCCATCAGACCAGGAAGCATCTCTTCTGAGATTTCCTTGATCCGGGCCTTCTTGTCCTCGACAGTCTTCTCGAGAGTGTTCACCTCCGAGTTCAGCTTGAACATCTCGTCGATCAGTTCTCCGCAGCGGAGTCCCGTCTCGCGAGTTGCCAGAAGGTCTGGCTTCTGGATGTCATCGTCAGTGAACATGATCTGTTCACCAAAGGTATCTTCCGTCATAGTGACTCCCTGATGTCAAGTAGCATCTCAGCTACGGTTGCCTTCCGGTGCAGAGCCTTGACAAGACGAACGTCCAGGGTGCCCGGTGAGATAAGGTGAATATAGCGGACCGGGTAAGTCTGGCCAACCCTGTGAGGCCTCTTATTTGCCTGAGAGTATTCATCCAACGAGAATGTCAGTGAATACCAGATCACCTGACGTGCGCGCCAGAGATCGAGACCTCGGTAGCCCGCCGAGTTGATGATGAAGACGTCGAACTCACCGTTCTGGAAGTCCGTACAGGCTTGATCTCGCTCTGTACCGGAGACGCCACCGTGAAACTCCCTGAAGGATATCTTCTCATCCCGCAGCCGCTCCGCGATCATAGCGATCTCCTCACGGAATCGACAAAAGACGAGTGTCGGTGTGCGTCGGTTCCCTTCGACACGGGTCTCGTCCAGAATGTCTATCACAGCGTCCACGCGGTTGTTCGCGATGCGCGTTGGGACACCCTCAGCATCCCTAATGTATCCCCAGCAAACCTGCTGAAGCTTGATGAACCTCGTGGTCACCTGGGAGGTATCCAGGACGTCTCCATTACTCATCTCGACAAGAATATCTTCCTTGACCTTGCGATACCACTCATCCTGTTCGTCGGTCATCTCGACGAATCGATCCATGAAGTTCTGCTCGGGAAGATCGATACAGTCTGACGACAATACGCGGAAGCAATGCTTGTCAATGATCTGCTGCAGATGCTCGAGGTTCTTGTGACCCACAACCTGACGCCCTTGGAAGCCGCCCATCACCAGGAACTGATGCTGGAACTGAATGAAGCTTCTTCCAAGGATGCTGGCCGACAGGAAGAGCATCTGACCGAATATGTCCTGGGGACCGTTAGAGATCGGCGCGCCATTGAGTATAGTGCGAGCGACACACTCGGCTCCGAGTTCCACAGTATTCTTCGTACGCTGAGCGCGATAGTTCTTGATCGTAATGGATTCGTCGACCACCATCATGCAGCGACCAGACTTCACGAAGCGCATGGCGAAGTCAAATCCGGCGCTACTGTTCAAAGCGTCGATGTTCATACAGACGATGCGAAGTGCGTCCTCGTCCTTCTTGATGATATCTTCCCGAAGCTCAACCTCAGACTTGGAGCCCGAACGTCTCCAGAGGTACTGGAAGAAGTTGACATCGGGGCTCATGTGCTCCGGGATTTGCTTGACCGACCACTGAGTATGGACGCCCTTCGGCGCGATGACAAGCATCGTGTCGATCTGTCCCGTCAGGAACTTGATTCCAGCAAGGTCAATCGTAGTCTTTGTCTTGCCGGTTCCCATCTCGAAGAAGAGTCCCCAGTATGAGGTCCCTGACTTCCAGAAGCGGTCCATCGCCGTCTTCTGGTGAATCATGGGCGGCATCCGGTAGCGGAACGTGTCTGGAGTTACGTCCAACCGTGTGACCATTTTAACGCCATGCGCTTCCTCATACCAAGCGTGCAGGGCGCTGCACATGAGCAGGTCGGGATGGCGCTCAGTGAAGTGGCGTAAGTTGGCAATCGTTAGTTCGTACAGCGGCCCAGCGGGGCTCCGCTGCTTACGACCGGGGAACTGATTGATTGTGTCAAAAAGTCTCGGACTCGTCTTCTCGGCAATCACCCGGAAGGCGTTTGCGCCCTGACGTTCTAGCTTGAACAGAGACATGGAATTCCTTTCAGGCGTGCGGGATATTAAACCGCTTCCGCATGTCATCCGCAAGGCAATCCGCAATGTCCTCATATCGATTGAGACGCGCGAACTTGAAGGGATGCTGCACACCTAGATCGATGCGCTTCCGGACCCAGCTGATCCACTGAATATCCGGATAGGCTGGGAAGATGAAGTAGGAGTCCGCCCAGACTCTTCCAAGGACGAAGGCGTTAGCCTTGGGATTTCTCTGAGCTCGCTTGCAGAGAAAGACAGCCTGATCAGGCTGGATCTTGAAGCTGACGTGATCTAAGTTGGGAACGTCTGGGTTGTACTGCTTCAACTCAATCCAGGACATTCGTCCGTTCGGGGCGGTGTTGTTGATATCGCAGAGACCATCCGCCCGGGAAGTCTCTGTCTGTACTGCGTCATGTCCGGCGATCGTGAGATACTCTCGAAGGTTCTTCGAGAAGTCTGCCTCGTCCCGCCTATGTCGTTGAGTCATCCTGCTTGCCCTTGGAGAGAACTCCAGAGAGAATGGCGGCGAGGCCCCTCGGCTGACGAGAGGGAACATTCTGTCCCTGCTTGACCGAAGCCTCGACCCTCTTGTCTTCGGACCGGCGATCGATGTTGATGCCCAGAACGGAGAGCGCCACACCCCAGATCGGGATCAGCGTAATCATTCCGTTGATGACATCATTCGCATCCTTGGGCGAAAGAAGCATGACGGCGGTAACGCCGAGCATCTGAATCGAGAACGAAATCGCCACCGACATTCCGAACATCGGACGCCAGTTGCGAGCCATCCAGGACTCAGACTTCAGCTCGGCTTTGTAGATGTCAGCGAAGATCGACTGATCCGCAGCGTGAGCCGCGTTGGTTGCCCTCAGGATCTCGAGCTCGTGAGTCTTCTGGATCTCCAGGACCTTCACGTAGTTGATGGGATCTTCCTTGAGCTTGGAGAGGATCGCCTCGGGTTTCTCCTCGACGCCTAGGACGGAGGAGATAATCTGGCCGACACTTCCGCCAGCCGGTCCACCAAGGGCGACACCAATGATGGGAGCATGTTCAACAATGATCTTCCCGAGGTCTTTCCACTTCATCGGATGGCTCCAGGGTTAGACAGCAAGAGCTGTCGGAGGCTTTTCGTTGGGTTGGGATTGATCAACCGAGCCGGAAAGAAGCACCTGTTTTTCCAGTTCGGAGATTCGCGTCTTGGCCGATTCGAGTTCGGACTGAAGAGCCACGTAGGACTGCGACACAGTGAGAAGATCTCGCTCCTTCTCCTGATAGGCAGTCGACAAGATTTCCCGTTGAGTCTCTTCCTCTGAAGCTCTCTGCTCAGCTTGAGCAAGTTTCAGAGCGAGCTTCGAGTTGACGGACTTCTCGAACTTGAGAAATTTGTCAACGTAGGCGTTGACCATTTCGCCGCTATAGTTTTGATCTACTGGAAGACTCACTTGCTACCCTATTCAGGCTGGACATCGGAGATTGTGATCGTGATCTGTCTTCCGGCGAGAGAGGCAGATTCACCACTCGGCCCGAGCAGCGCCAGACCTCCTGGGATGAGCCACATCTGGGCACCCATGTCGCCAGAGATCTCGCCTGGACGGAAGACTAGGCTTCGGACATTGAAGGATTCTTCAGGCTGTACGCCCGGAGGCCGACAAGCGCCGCCACCGAGTTTGTAGTATTGCTCATCCGGCCCATAGTTCTGAGAACTATCACTGATAATGACTGCACTAAGGACGACTTGCATGAGAGACCTTCCGCAGGATGTTAATTTGCAGAGTAGCACAGGAACTGTTCCAGCGATATGCTGGAGTGCTCCGTCAAGTAGGTAGAGGAGGCCAACTTGGAGGACGTTTCTGGTCTCTAGCATCCCGAGCTTCTTGATCAACTGCCTGCCTGTAATCGTCCCACTGTTTCGCCTTAGAATTTCCCATCTTTGCTCGACGATCTGCGAGTTGAGTCCAGTTCGTGCGGTCCAGAAGGTTGTCTCGGATGTTCTCAATCTCCTGATCGGAGGGACCCCTGATCATGATTCCCTCAACGAGGGTAGGTTTCTTGGCTTCGAACGCGGCCTTATCTGCAGCGCGCTGTCGTTCCGCCAAGCAGAGGTCACACCCGGTCGGGAGGATGACAATAGGGGGTCGTTCACGCATGCAGATGGGGCAGAGGCCCCTCATTGCCTTGCCGCCGAACGACTTGAGTTTAGTAGGCGTGCTCATTCCTTAGGTCTCCAAATGCTATGTACTCGGCCGGGCATCTTGTCTAGCGGAACTACTTCGCTCAGACTAAGCAAGTCGAGAGGCCTGCCGCGCCTAGACGTGTGATGCAATGTCATGCCTTCTGATAGATAAACGCTCGTGTGCTGTATGTGAGGTTCGGCACCAAACGCCCACATCACGAGGTCCCCTTCTCTCGGCGCTTGTGTGTCTAAGCAGTCGAAGTCGTGAATCGCGTACTCCTCGATCATACGATAGCCTGATCGCCACCATCCCCAATCACGCGGATATACTTTCATCACTCTGCCCCGGTCTCTCCACCAATCTCGATAGAGTGCCCAGCAGTCGCTCACCCCGTGGCGAAACCCTCTTGAAACTAACGGGTCCATCGGCAACTGATCTCCGAACCCAAAGAATTCTCCTGTGAAGTACGGTCCGCAGGGTAGCAAGAACATCGGCTTGCCTACCGACAATTGTGTCCGCATGTGATCGGCAGTCGGATAGGGTCTACCACCCGGATAGCTGCTGAACAGGGCGTCTCCATACTCGTGCGTAACCGTCTCAGGATAGGCGGTCATTGCAGCACTCTTCAATTCCGCTAGGCGGCGCTCTTGGGTGTTACTGTCCATCTCACGTCCGTCGTTACTGAGGTCACTGAGGACTGCGCTTCTGCCGAGTAGGACACTGTGTGCAGATCGTCGACGCTTTGACCGTTAGAAGTATCGGTAAGAGACACACCATACGCCTTGCCGCTGTCCGCGACAGCTCCGGTATAGTTTACCGTCAGTTCGACATCGAAGGGCTCCAAGCCGACGCCCGTGCCGTTGACCTCAACGTAGAACGTGTTAGCGAGTACCCACGCGCTTCCCGTGTAGAAATAACACTCAATAGACACCGCACCTTGATAGTACGTTCCATATACACCTTTCGATATATAGTAGGTGTATTCCGACAGGTAGCAGTCCCCAATCACTCTGAACGTGTAGTTTCCTGAGGCACTGTCCGCAGCGTTCGCCGCATTGGCGATGCGCGTTGGGTCGCCGCCCGCCCCGGCGCTGTCCGTAGTTTGCGTATACGTTGTGTATCCACCTGAGGTGATCTTCTTAAGGTAACAGGTGAAGCCCGTCCCTGTAGAGCTTGTAACCTTAGCATCGTAGCGTTCGCCTACGGCCAAGCTAGGTAGAGATGATAGATCCCAGGAAACATCTGCGGGCGCGCCGAAGTCAAGCCCAAAGGAGACCGTGTCGCCGTCCGAGCGAAGGTAATTCTTAGGCTCTAGGGCGACGGACCATAGGTTAGTGCCCGAGCCGACGAACATGCCCGCGTTGGCGACTAGACGATCAGCTGTGATTTCACCAGCTCTCAACTTCAGAGCAGTGATTGAACCATCGACGATGAGATCAGAGTCGGCAGCACGCTGAACTCGGAGTGCTCCAAAATAGCAGCGACCTGAAGTATTGTTAGCTACTATTGTCGACCACTCAACCCCGACGATAGCGGCTCCGTAGTAGGCGTTACTCGGAGCCTGAAACTGGGAAGCAAGAGTCTGAATGACACTTGTACCGCCGACTGCCGTAGTACGATAATCGTTACCGTAGAGAACCGAGTTAGTGATGTACGCGCCAGCACGATCGTACCACTGTAGGATGAGAATAGCTCGACCGGTGAAGGTGGCGCGATTGTTGACCTTAGCAGCGATCCGGTAGTACGCGGACGGTAGAACGGGGAATGCGGAAGAGTAGGTGTAGGTCGTAGCCTGTGAGGTCGTACCGTTACCCGTAGGACTCCGGATAGCGCGAGGTACGATTAGCTCGGTCGTGACTTCAGGTGCTTCGGTCGTACCGAACACAAAGCCTGCACTGACCGTCCAATCATTGACGTCTAGAAGATCCGGGTCGCGAAGCAGGTTGGAGTTGTCTGCGATAACCAACTTGCTGGCCGTGATGCTGCCACCGGCGATCTGAAGTGCAGTGATAGAGTTAGATACGATCTTGTCAGCAGAGATCGTTCCGTCAACGATCAGTTGACCGTTGCTCCGCAGGCGAAGAGAAAACGCACCTATGTAGAAGTCCCGCGTGGAAACCGTCCGTTGAAAGTAGTGAATCAAGGCACCGAAGCGAGCACCTGCGGGCGGCGTGATTGGGTTGCTGTAGTTGGTGATGCCGGTTGCCGTAAGTGCGGGACTCGCCACCGTACTGTATTCAGCGCCCTCGCCGCCGGACAATGCTGCTCCAGCGTAATCGTACCATTGGATTCGCGACCAGAATCCAGAGGTTCCTGCGCCTGCCGCGTAGTGCTGAAGTTCTGCAAAGTATGAGCGACTCGAATCAACTACGAAGCGTTGACCGGTCAGACCTCCTGTATAGTTGGAGCCTGCTGCCGAGGCCGTAGCGTCGTTGTAAAGCCACGCTCCGGGAGAGCGCATCACAGTAGTGGTAGACAGAGTTACGCCCGTAGGGATGCCACTGTAGGCTGCCAGCTCCGAGAGCGGGGCGTCGGGAAACAAGTTCGTAGTATCTGCAACAACGAGTTTCGAAGCGCTGATCGTGTTGGCAGCGATCTTGTCGCCAGTGATCGTGTTGGCGAAAATCTTCGAAGCCGTTATCGTACCATCAACGATCATAGTGCCAGAAGCCGCCTCACGCACCGTGACGTTAGAGATACATGCCGCGCCAGAGAGAGTGGAGCCGCCTACGTTGCGAGCGTACCAACGGAAGCCGACCGCGTTAGTTGGCGCAAGAATCTGCGCCCGCAAGTTAGTGAAGACACTTGTTCCCGAGGCCGGAACTGTAATTGATACAGACGAGCTGACGTAGGTGTTGGTGCGATCATACCAGTCAACGTCGATCTGAATGTTCTGGTTCGAGTTGTTGAATGCGCTGACCGCGAGTTCGTAGAGGCGACCAGCCGTGCAGGGCATCAGGTCACGAATAGTCATCCCGGTGGGATAATGTGAATAGATGTAGAAACGCTTAGTGTTATCTTGTCCTGCTCTGCCGCTAAACAGAGCCATGTAGCGATCCGCACCGTTCTGGTTGTTCTCTTCGACATACCAGCCGTGGTTGCTAGTTCCCGTCAAAGTACCAGGGAGGAACCAGTCAAAAGTCGAGCCGTTGAATTGACCCGAGGCATAAGTGGCAGGAGCGCGGAAGTTGTTGTCCGTGTGCAAGCTGCCGCCCATCAGCACGAGCGTGTCTGCTGTGATGGTGCGCGCTGCGATCCTGTCGCCGGTGATGGTGGCGGCTTGAATCTTTGCTGCTGTGATTGCTCCGTCAACAATCAGTTCAGCGTTGACTGCTCGTCGAACGATTGGTCGAGCGAACCCTGCGGTGCCAGCCTTGTTCCGCGTCGCGAAGTCAGTATTCCAATCTACGATAAGTCGCATGTGCATCTTGACAGCACCTGCGGGAGCAGTGACACGTCCTGAGACTGTCGTAACGATTGTCGAACCTGCCGGTGTGGAGAGATAGTTCGGCGGAGTACCGATCGTCGTGTAGGCGAAGTCAGCATTAGCCGAGTTTACCCAAGCGATGTCGGCATAGACAAGACCATTGAATCCTGCCGTCACAGCGATGTCTACGCTAGCGTAGAAAGGCTTGAGCGGTTCAATCGGAACTCGTCCAGAAACTGTTCCTCCGTCGATATAGTCATATCGGTTCGCGGTGCCGGTTCCGTTTCCTGTCACCTTGCTAACGATAGCCTGACTCAACGCCGTAACCAGAGCGTCACCCGCAGTAACGCGCGTGACGTTGCCGCTTGCAATTCTCCAAGGAAGAGTGCCACCGAAGACTTCGTTGAATTCTGCGTCCTTCACCATGTTACTAGTGTCGGTCAATATCAGGCGTGAAGCCGTGATCGTGTTCGCGGCGATGTTCGCAGCCGTGATAGTGTTCGAGGCAATCTTAAGTCCGGAGACTGCTGAGTCAATAAGATTGCCAGTGTCTACGGCTAGAGATCCGAGCTTGGCGTTAGTGACAGCTCCAGCAGCGAGATTGCCAGTGTCTACGGCTAGAGATCCGAGCTTGAGGGTTGAGACAGCGCCGTTAGCTAGAGCTCCAGTGTCCACTGCTAGTGGAGCGATCTTAGAAGCTTCGATTGCAGCGGCTGCGATGGTATCTACGGTAGAAGCTTTCCGCATCGCCATATTGTAAACAGTCACACGTCCCGTAGAAGTGCCTCCGGCAGTAGATGCGCGACGAAGACGGAACGAAACGAAAGCTGTGTTTGCCGGAGCGGTGACAAGAAGAGTGTCTGTCGCCGGAGTAGTCCAAGGGGTGGTTCGGAACCCGGATCCAACCAGAGTCTCACTTATGAAAGTCTTGGTCCGATCAAAGAACTGAACATAGACACGATGATCGCCGACAAAGTCTGCACTCGAGACACTCGTCACGCTGAATGCGATAACTTCCACAGCCTTGCATTCGGGATAGTACGCCGGTAGAATGCTCCACTGACCGCGAATGACATCTGCACCCACTCCCGTGGCGTTGTCAGCACTGGTGATACACCGAGCTGTCGGAAGACTGTATGTCGCTCCGTCCGCGAGTTCCCAGATAGCTGCGGTACCGGCATCCGACCAAGCTCCTGCATCCCTTAGACCGCTGTCCGGGATCATATTGCTTGTGTCGCGAGCCTGTATCTTAGAAGCCGTGACAGACTCGGGACCGAGATCGGTAGTAGTGACGAGTGGGATAGTCGTGCTGGCTTCAGCGGTAGCGTTCAGAGTATCTTTTCCGAACTCGTCGTAGAACGCGAATCTGTAGTAAAGAGGAGAACCAACCGTACCAGTGAGGTTGAAGACTGTAGTCTTGCCTAGGTCCTTCGGAGTACCGGGAAGGGTGATTCCCGCGGTCTGAGATGTCCAGACAAGAGTACCCTTCCAGTCAAGATCGGCTGGCGGGTCCATGACCACACGCAATCCACCAGTCACCGGCGTAACAACAACTCCGGTCGGAGTCGCAGGTGCGGGGTTAGAGACTGACAATTCGACGTAGTCGCCTACGACTTCTGAGGCAAAGGTGTCCCGGATACGGACACGCATCTTGAAGGCGCGACGAGGTACTCCGGCGTTCGTCTCAGCATTACGTTCTGAAGTGAACTCGAAGAACGGGCTGCGAGTATAATACGTCGCGATCAGCACGTTACCAGTCGTGCGCATCTCGATCTCGAAGTCGCGGAAGTACGGATCTTCCCAGAAGCTGTTAGTGAAGGTGGAGGGTACAGCGACGCCCCAAGTGAATTTCGCGGTGCCGCCTCCGAATGCGGTCGAGCTTATCGATCCTGTCGCCAGCGCAAGTCCTGAGATAGTTGGCTTAGCGATAGTACGAACGTCAGTGATATTCGATTCGTACTCCAGTGGGATGGACTGCTGGTCCTGCTCATCCCCGATCCCCCGAGCAACAATGGAGGTTTGATAACGACCAGAGCCGTTCCAAGGAACCTGAACAGAGTCAGTGTATGTAGTGACAGTCTTCCACTCACCGTAGTTGTGGCGATACGAGACACTGTAGTACTGAGCCCGCTTTGAAGCACTGGGAGTGAAGGAGATGTCTAGGTACTCTTCAGTCATCCCGCTAGTGTTGCGGAACTTCTTACTGATAACAGCGTTCGTAGGAGGAAGGATGGGAACCTTAGAGTCAACCGAGTACGGACGAGTGACCTCGAGAGAGGCCGTTCCCTCGATCAGAGCATACTTCTCACTGTAGTGCTTGGCCGCAACGATCTCAACAAACGGTTGTCGTCCGCCAACTTCGCGAACACCCATCACACGATAAGGCACTTCTTCACCACTGGTGATGATCCAGACGGTTCCGTTAGCAGGCAGAACTCCAGCCATAGTGGCCGAGACTGTTACAGTCGAAGTTTCACCGACGCCTGTCGTGATCGTGCGAGTCTGAATGTTTCCAGCCGGGTCCACGTAGTGAAGTTGATAAGTCTTTCCAGCAACAAGGGTTGTCGGAGCGTCCAGCGTTGCAGTCGTATTCGTAGAGGATACGATACGACCACCGTAGCGATACGTCTGCTGTCGAGCATCAGCAACACGGATCAAAGCTCCAGGTAGGATGAAGCCGTGATCCAATGACGCCTTGTAGGCAATCATTCGATCCTGAAACTTGTTGGTGAAGAGTCTCCAACGTCCTGCACGACGAGCCTGACCTTTGCTCGTACATCCGAGGAGCGGCAGTCGCTCCATCTTGTAGCCGTACTTCGCGATCAGTTCTGGATCTTCGCAGAACTCATAATCCAACTCGTAGTTCTTATCCGGGTTGTTCCACTCCACCATGTAGGCGGACTTACGAGTTCCAACTCCGATACCTTCATATTGGAAGGCACCTCCGATGACGTTGGCGTTCGTGACAAGTGCTACGGGATCCGAAGGAGAGTCCTGGGCGAACAGGACTTTTGAAGTCGCGGCAAACGTCATACCCTGGAAGCTGGACGAGATCGCTTGGATCACCGCTGCGGCAGATTCCTGAGTCTGAATGTATGCGTTGAAGGAGTAGCGAGCTTCCGTCCCACCTAGCCCGTTGTCGACAGATTCGTCGCAATACTGCGCGATCGTGTAGAGTGCAACCTTGTCGATGTCGTTGATAGAGATGTATTCTCCCAGTCCCCAGTCGGTGTTCACCAGACACGACAAGAGAACCCACGCCGGATTATTCGTCCAACCTTCGACAAAGGTTCCGTTCCAGACACCTGTGTAGACACGAGTCCAAGGGTTGTAGTTGGAAGGGATCAGGCAGAGCTGACCATAGATGTGAGCTCCGCGAGACGGTATTGAACTTCCGAATTGTTTCGCCTGAACGGTATGGGCGATAAGTGCTGATCCAGGGTAGGAGAGTTTCTCGTTAATGATCTGAGTATAGGCGCTGAAGTACAAATCGTTCTGGACGGACACGGATCCTGAGTCCGCAGTGATGCGAACCAGCCTGATCGATACAGGATAGACCTTGGCCGAGATGTCTATGATGTAGTCGAAGGAGGTCGAGGTCGTAAACTTCTCGGAGATATAGTCCGCGTAAGCTACAGTCCAAGTCCCTTCATCCGCACCTTTGATCTCCCACTGGAAGCTGCACCAAGTTCCTTCGAGGGCGCCAGTCTTCGAGTTTGACTGAGTCAGAGCCGGAATAGTGCAAGTCGCCAGGACACTGTCTACGAGCGTATTGGTAACCGTGACTGAGGGCTTAACAGCGATAGTGGCCTGAATATTCACCGGCGTAGTGTTGTCGACAGAGTCAAATCCCTTAATGGGATCTTGATCCATTGTTCCGAGGGTGTACTCAACCTCAACTCCGTAATTGTTGAAGCTTCCGTCAGCATTCTGGACAGGTAGACCATCGTAGTAGATGGACTTAAGAGGATCCGATGGCGTCACAAATCCGTAGATTTGTCCGGCACAGATCAGATCAAGAATCTTGGCGACAGCTTCGCTGCGAACAGTGTTGGGACCTTCCTTAGCTCCACCGCCTGACTTACCGCCTGCACCTTGGATAATCATGTACTACCTCAAGACCCAGTCGTTGGCATTAAATCCGGGTTGCCCTTCCGGGAAATTTGGATCATGAGAGAAACTGCGGATGTTCGAGTTCCGAATAGATCCGTGGATGACGTGCGAGCCAGTCAAGAATTTACCGAAGCAGAGGGGAACTGGGTTCCCTTCTCCAGTCGTGTTCGTAACTTCGTTGAAGATGAATGACTCAGGACCCCTCGCAGAGGGGTCGTCATTCTCAACCTTCGGGGCAAGAGCCTGAGCGAGTCCACCTAGGATCATCGCTGAACCGAACATAAGACCGATCGTCGACAGAGAGACTCCTAGGAAAGGGATCATTATACCTGCGGCTCCGACAGCAGCGGTACTAGCCGCGATACCTCCGGCGATACCAGAAGCTCCTGCGACCGCGGTTCCACCGAAGCCTGCGGCGAAAGCTGATCCAAAGGCTGCGAATCCACCTGCCGTAGCAATCGTCAAGCCGATGATAAGCATTCCAGTAAGGATCTTTCCAAGTCCTTTTGTCTTGCCGCCGGCGACGACTGGAAAAATTTCAACAGTATTGGCATTCAGAGGAAAGCGAAGTTCCATCTCGTAGTCGACGGCGCGCTCTCCGATCTTCATCTCCCACTGACGTTCTGCGAAGTACGGGGCGAAGTCGCTATAGAAGCTCACGAGATGTCGGATGATCTCACTTCCGCGATGTGCGGCGATCTCGTGAGTTTTTCCGAATTTCTCGCCCAGCTCGCCGTGGAGAATGATGGTTCGCTTAGATTGCAAACCGGATTGCGTTAGGGCTTTTTCGTAGCCAGACTGATCCGGGCGAAACATACCGGAGGATGTTTTCTCGCCTCGAGAGACGTGTCGAATCGTATTCCTTACGTGACCCGACATGGTGAAGACCCTCGGAGTTTCCTAGGTAAAGGATTCCATGGTTGAACTTACCACGAGCACCCACAGAGCACAATAGGATATCTGCTGGTTGAGGCTCGACTATGTTACCGTCGAACCTCTCGTAGCCATACTCTAAGAAGTGGTTCATGTAGAGATCTTCATTACCATGCCACCATTCCCAGTCCCGCGGGAAGTCTTTATGACGCCAGCCGAAGAGTTCAGCTGTTCCATCCAATAGGGTGCTGAAGCAGTCTGTCACACCGTGGCGAAATGGTCTACCCACCAGCGGAGGCTTCACGGAACCGCCGAAGGAGAACATAGGATACAGTAAGTCCTCCTTAAGCGGAAGAATGATCCAAGGTAGGTTCATCGACATCTGAGACTGCATGTCCGACGCAGAGGGACACTGGAGCCCGCCAGGATGACTGTGGAAGACAGCCGCGATTTCTTTCACAGGATGAGCCATGAAATCCTCGGGATTCATCTTGAAGTTCATCTCGGGCGTTTCATGAACATTTCGACACGGGACATAACTTCCGTCCTTAAGAAGCAGCCCACAAGCCTCGCGTGGAAACTCGTTGCAGGCGTGAAGGATCATCGACTTGCGAGTATCTTCAGAAATCGTTTCGATCATCGCGTCCTATTGACTCCCGGATATCCGCGAAATGGAAGTTCCGCACTAGCTCCGAAGCGGAGCTTACAGGCTGAAAGGCTTTTCGCGCACACGTCATTCTGAATAGTTGTGGATACGCCCATGAAGGTGTAGGCTCCCTGACCAGCTCCCGCCGGACAAGTTGCCTTACTGTAATCATAAACGTATGCTGTCCCGTTGAAGTAGGGACGGCGATAGATGAAATCACAGGCGTTTCGAAGAATGATCCGCTTGGGGAGCTTCAGTTCAGAGAACGACAGAACAGGCTTAAGTTCAAACGTCGCTGAAACCGCATCTAGAGAGGACATCCGTTCGATGAGAAACTTGTCCATCGGAAGAGTTTGAGTAGGGTCCGCCGCAGACTGACCATCCAAGAACTTCTGATAGGTTCGAATCCGGTAGAACTGTGCGCCCGCCAGATCTGAGTAAGCGTTGATGTACGCAAGGATAGGTCCGCCGAGATGCTCAATCTGCACAGTCGGCGTGGAGGAGGAGCTCTCAGCGTTTACATCCAGACCACTCAGCTCGATTGAACTAGGTTGGTATGATTGTCCGTCGAACAGGACTATCCCGTTGACATTGTCCGTAAGGTACACGATCGGACCGTTGAGACGCGTCAGGTCAATCTTATACAGATTGACAAACGGACTAGCCTCAGTTATCTTATGAATTTCCTGACGAACGGTCATGGGACTTCCTTAATCGTCACACTGAGATCCACAAGAGTTCCTCTCTTGAGTCTTCGGTTCATGCTCACGTAGTAGAAAGATTTCTGAGTTGACTCAGTCGGAAGCGTGTAGAAGAATTTATCGGCTCCGCCTGTAGCCAGCATGAAGTTGACTATTGTGTCTCGCTCGGATGTCGAGATATCCGTCCAGTTCAGTGTCAGCTCGGTGATCAGCTGATTGTAAATGCCATCCCGGATGCCGGCTGAGTAGCCATCACCGAAGTCTGCTCGGATAACCTTGGGACTCAGAGACATGTCCAAGGGTTGCGAGGGAGGGACAGGAGGGTTGAAAGTCGTAGGCATTATCCATTAACCTTCATGCTGCGACCAGTTTCCCGACGATTCATTACGTCCAATATACCCGAACGTTGGCTATCTGAAAGTTGACGAGCGACTTCCTTCATCATCTGAGGATCAAGACCACGTCCACCTGATGCCTGCTTGCCGCCACCGTTATCCGTGACGTTGACGTTAGTTACGATGGTCACCGCCATAGGTTTCTGCAAATGTTGTGACGGCGCGTTAACAACCGGGGCGGGGCTTACACCGCCCGCCTTTTGCGCCGACACGCCGTAAGCACGTCCGACAACTCCGCCGGTGTGCATCTTGTCAAACATTCCCTGTGATCCACGGCGCGAAGAGTTACGCACATTCAAGGGATGGTTCGGCCCAAGGATCTCCTCGTTCTTAAGGATGATAGTGGGTCGCGGCGTTTTGCTGTTACGCTTGTCGCCGTACTTCACAACCTCAGAACCTGCCAGGATGCTCACGAGCTTCTCGTTCCCGCGAATCATGGAGCCTACGTCGGACATGCGCTCCATCATCGTCTTGGTAATTCCGCCGGTGTGCATCCGGCCGGAACGCATACCTACGACTTCATCAATGACTCCGCCAGTGTGAGCAGGTCCTAGTCTGCCAGCCGGGAGACCATTTGCGCCGGAACCAGGAAGTTTGTTCCCTCCTCCTATAAGCCCGCTGACACCGCCCGGGACAAGGTTACTCATCCCCATAGACAGAGCCGATGCAATCCAATCGACGATAGGCTTAACGATCATGACGCGATACAGTTCGCGGATGATAGTCCTGCCCCATGACTCCCAGTCCATCTCGCCCTGGAGGAGTTCATCCGCCAAGTTCATGAGGCCAGATTCGATACTGTCGAGACCGACTCTGAAGACGTCGCCGATGACAGTCAACTGATTGAGTTCGTACCCTAGAAGCTGGACAGCTTTCCTTGCCTTGTCCATGTTTTCTCCCATCAAGGCACCGCCGTCGATGAGCTTCTGAATAGTGTCCATTTGAGAAGCTAGATCTTTACGCTGAGCATCTCTAGAGTTGCCGTCGAACTGACCGTTGAAACGATCTAGGACAGAGTCGACATCTTTCATCGACTTAGTCAATTCCTCAGTGTCGAATTCTGACAATTCGTCATTCATGGCCTTAACGCCGAGCGCCAAGCCGTTGAAGAACTCCCGACCGTAACCGACTTCTTTGAAGAGCTCCTGAAACTTCTTCTTATAGTCGTCTATGATCTTATCTCGACCCTGTAGGTTCCTAAACCCGTCCAAGAGTGCAGTGACTCTCTGCTGTTCATCGTTCCCGAACATTGCTGTTCCACGATCTTCTCGAGCCTGTTGCCTCTTATCCTTATCGATCTGATCGATCGTCTTCTTGTAATTGATTGCTGCCATGAGATTGAGGGCTAGACTGCCGCCCATAGCCTTCAGGGTATCAGCGTCCTTAACCCGAAGAACACCAATAGCAGCCTGAATGTCTTTCAGTTGCTGCTCTGCGGCGTATCTAGCATTCAAATTCTGGAGTAGGGATGTTGCTGATTTCAGTTCCTGCTCCGCGGGATCTGTCCGGCTACGACTCTTTGGAGGATCAAGAATTGCTTTGACCCTATCTCCCAAGTCTCCCATCGTCTTTAGGAGTGCGTCTTCTTCGATAGCCAGTTGAGTCTTGACGAAGTCTGTTGCATCCTGCAGTCTCTGAGGACCCATGACTAGATCAGAAATAAACCCTCTCAGGAATCCTGGAGATTTTTGAGCTTCCTCCCTGAACATATCCATACGTTCCTTGACGAGCTCGTTAATTCGCTGCTCGTTAGCAACTGCGAACTCTTCAGAGCCAGCTCTTTTCCGAATCTCGTCTGAGCGAAGAGTCAAGTCTGCGCCTTTGGCATCTCCGCTCTTAAGCTGAGCTGTCGCTTTATCGATTTGATCCTTCAGGTCCTGAATCGAAGGTGGTTTCTCCAAGGAGGAGTAGAGCTCTCGGACTGCGCTAGTTGCGCCTTCAATGGAAGTTTTGGTATCCTCGAAGAAAGTGAGAAGATCTTGAACCTCCTGGGGCAGTTCGGATAGGTTTTCGCCCGAGGCTTTGAACTGCTTCAGAACTTCGCTAGCCTGAGAAGAAGTCTCCAATACCCTCATGATAGCGGCTTCGGTTTCTTCAAAGGCTTTCTGACCGGGACCGCTAAGTTCTCCGTACCTGTCTCGGATCGTTCGAAGCTCTGTCTGAACCTTCTTAAGAAGATCTATCTCGATCTTCTTGTCAGACCTGAACATGACTCCGACTTTGGAGCGAACTGCCATTATGGCGAGTTCATCCTCCATTCTGCCGGTGCCGCTATATTCAGCTCCAGTACCGGAAACGAACGCATCACCAACCAACTGCCAGCCAAGGATAATCTTATCCTGAGCAGCCTTAACTTTCAGCAATTCATCGACCTGCTGATCGAGCTTAATCTTCTCCTGAAGACGCTGTTGATCCGTCAGTTTCGCGTAGTTAGCAGCCGCTTCTTTCGCTCCCTGTGAGACATCCACAAGTAGTTTCGACTGTATCTCAGAAGATCTGTTCAATCCGTCCTGAGCGATTCTAGCGTTATCGAAAGATCGGCTAATAGCCTCAAGGATAGGGGGAATAGTCAGCAGTAGGACGGCCAAAGTCGTAAACGGATTTGTGACCATGAGTTGAAACAGACTTCTAAGGGCAACTCCTACGCTTGTGAAAGCTGCCACCCCCGCTGCCCCGACACCGCGTAGAGCTGCCATTGTGGCAGTGGCCCAAGCCCCGGTTCCAGCAGCTTGCATGGCCCTAAGAGCTACCGTAGCCCGAGTGATGCCAGCGGTTATTGCGGTCGTGGCTGCGGTATATGCCGTGGCCGCGTTGATTGCATGAACTCCGATCGCTGTAGTTGCGAGACCGAATTGATTAACTGCTTGGCGGGAGAGAAGAAGTCTGACTCCAAACAGAGTAACAGAGCCAGCGAGGAAGCCCATGTTGCTTGTCACTAGAGCTAGCGCGCCACCTAGACCACCGATCAAGAACTCGGTAATGCCCGACGACATCACAGAGCGGAGAGTCTCAGAGATATTGATAATCGCTTCTGAGAAGCCGGACTCACCGAGCATTCCAGAGAAATTGGTGAAGGCCGTGCTCAGTCTTCCAAGCTCTGCGATGACCGATGTGGAGGCCTCACCAAGACCTGCGTCAGTGATAGACTTCAACTCACTCGAGAATCCGAGCAAGCCCCTCTTCAGGGTATCTCCAGTAACCTCAGCTTGCTTAGTCATGTCCATCAACTGAGCAGTCGTGACGCCAAGTCCCCGCGCAAAGATTGAGACCGCGCCGGGCAGGCGATCGCCCAACTGTCCGCGGAGTTCTTCCATCTGCAGAGAGCCTTTTGACACGATCTGTGTCAAAGCTCGATACACGCCCTCGGCATCCTCAGTACTCAGACCGAAGACTCGGACGGCCTGCGAGACACCTTCAAAAATCTCACGAGCTTCATCCAGATTCAGTAGGTCCGAGGAGTTCGCGGCGGCGAGCATCTGTGAGTATCCGCCAGCCACGGCGTTCAGCGAGATACCGAAGCGGTCGGCAATATCGTTTGCGCGGCGCATCTCAACCGCAGCGAAAGAGCTTGCTCCGCCGATTGCAGTCAAGCCGGACTGGAACTTCTGAAGAGTTCCAATTTCCCGAAGGATCGCGTTCGTACCGAGGATCGCAACGAAACCTTGGAAGGCCGCTTCCGTACGACCGATGAAAGACGACAGTGTTCCGATCTGTCCACCGAACGCTCTGAACTCGCGAGTTCCATTATTCGCGGCATTATTCGCGGCATTGATCGAAGCGGTAGCAGCGTTCGCCTGAGCAGCGAGGCCTTGAAGAACGCGAGCCAGACCCTGGAGAGCTGCTCCAGTTCCAGTCGTGATGTTCAGTCCTTGGATAGCCGCCAGAAGCCTCTGGAGAGAGGTTGCTTGAGCGGCAGTAAACCTCAGCTTACTCGGATCGAAGCCGGAGAGAGATCTTCCCAGCGAGTCAAAAGCGGAAACCTTACCGGGATCAATCTTAGAAAGAGCCGCGACAAAGTTGGTGAAGTTAGTGACAGAAGCCGCCAGAGGCGCACGGAAACTTCCGAAGGTCTGCATCGCCTGGCCAAGAGCCAAGAGGTTCTTAACCTTAGCTGCGCTCGGCGAAGCTGCGCTAATCTGACCGATGGCGATCACCATCGAGTCTAGGTTTGAACTATCAACATTGATGGCCATCGCACCCTTCAGGGCTTTGATGCCATTGGCAAGGGTCGTAAAGTCTACGGTTGACTTAACCTTAACGCTGCCGATATCGCTGATAAGCTTCTTGAATTTCGTGGAGTCAATCTTCTCGGCCTGACGCATTATAGTGATCAGGTCTTTTACAGAACTGATCATTCCAGCCGAAGGTCCAGAGGCTTGGCTCAGCCGCTGTAGGATTGGACTGATTCCCGAGAGCGCGTCGATGCGTGAACGAAGGTCACCAGCGCTCTCAGCCGTAAGACGAATTTGTTCGTAGAGACGTGTGAAGGCCGCATCAGATTGTTGACCAACGCGATTAGCAGTACGACCCATCGCGACGAGAGCGGCTTCGATTCGGCGAATGCCCTGACGCGATGGGTTACTGTCTACGCGGATGTCAATTTCATTTGCCATCCTTGGAGCTCTCCGCGACGAACTTCATATATTCGTCATCAAGTTCTGAAACGAAGAAGACTAGGTCAGCAATGTCGTCATCGTGCCTAAGCTTCCTCAGCGTACAGTACGCCGAGATCTCCTGATACGATATAGGGTTGACTCCAAGACCTCCAAAAGACCTGCGCCTTGACAGCTCTTGAAAAGCCATCCAAGCCCAACGTAAGGTCTCTGGAATCTGGGGAATCCTACCCCGGAGTTGCGAAGCTTTCGCGTGAAAGCCTTGCTCCTCCAGGGCAGCGATGATGTCAGCCTGCGAAGAGTTGTTTAGACTGCTTCGGAGGCTTTCCCGGAGTTTTTTGCCGCTTCACCATCGACCGCCGCCTTGAAAAGGTCACGATCAGAGGCGAGATCGACCAGCACACGGACCAAGTCCGGCAGGTCAGTGAGGAGCGTCTTCGCGTTTGCGATAGAGAACTCCATCGGCACGTTGGATGAATCCGTCACACCTTTCCAGCCGAGGATGACCGACTCGGCCATCATGTTGACCAGAATACCCCGGAGGATATCCTCACCGAGCGACCCGCCCGTCCTGAGGAGAGCTTCGTAGGGTTGTTCCAGCTGACGACGTTTCTCCTGAACGAGAGGAGAGTTGAGCCGGCGCATCTTGAACTCAACCCCTTCACCGAAGGGGATCCAGTTCCCGTTGTCAGCCAGATCCTTGTCGTAGCTAAAGCGAGTGTAGAGACTCATAACCTCTCCTGTTCTATTCGACGTAGTTGAAACGTGCGAGTTGCATGGTATACCCGAGCGTGGCGTGACGCAACGCCTGCATCGTCAGCGGGGTCGTGATGTCGGTGTCGATACGGCCCGTCTGGATCTCGCCAGCGGTGTACTTTCCGCGCGGGAAGTCCACGAGGTAGGCTTGGGTCGTGTCCGGAGTCCGCATGATGAAGTCGAACGAGGTCTCCTGGTCGAGGCGGAGCCTGTTGATCAGGGTCGTGTCCTCGAAGAAGGAGGTCATCTCGACCTGAGCATCGAAGCGACCGGCGCGAACATCGATAACCGCCGACGAGCCGACACCTTCTCGCGTGCGAAGGTTGTTGTTCATCATGATGTTGGCAGAGATCGTCGCAGCGGCGCCGGTCAGGGGAGCGTTTGCAGCTCGGATTTGAGCGATGTTCGACGAAGTGTTCATGATCTTCGAAGCTTCAGGTGCAATCGTCGTGGAGGAAGCCAGACGAACCGTGCCCACATCCGAAGCCGTGAGACCGAGAACGTCGAAGTTGGCTTCGATGTTCTGACGTGACTGCAACTGCATACGACCTTGGCCGATCACGCATCCGCGGAAGTACTCGTAGTAGACCGTTCCGGCCGTGTTGGAGTACTGACGCTCGAAGGTGAAGGAGCGACGAGTCGTTCCGTCACGCATGTAGTCCGGCATGAAGATGCTGATCGTCTTTGCTGCGCCGTTGTCGACCGTGTAGCCAGTCGGAACAACGTCGAAGGTGATAGTCGTGGCAGTGACAGCCGAGACACGATACCAGCCGTTGTTCGCTGTGTTCGTGAACTGCGTGGCCGCCAAAGTGCCACCCATCTTGATCCACATGCCTACGACGATACCCATCGTGATGGGGTTGAGAGTCGTGAAGGTCGCGACGTTCGGCGAAGCAGTCATCGCCACGCCACCCGAGACACCTTGGAAGCCCACGACCGTGATCGACGCACCGGCCGGAGGAGAAGCTTCAGCCGTGAGACCAGCGACCGAGACGCTAGTAGCCGTGCTTCCTGATCCGACAAGCTTCAGGCCGTTGTTGTTGGCGGTCGCAAAACCCTTTGCGAAGACGAGCATGCCAGCGACAAACGATGTACCGTTAGCCGCGACAGTGTAGGCCGATACAGTGACGGCACTGGAGACCTGACTCGGACGAACGTTCCAAGTCGAGTACATGAGCGACTCGAAGATGTCGTCTAGAGCGCCGTAGGTGAGGCGCGCTTGGATGTCGCCGTTGACATCATAGCCGACAAGGTTCGCGTCTCGGATAGAGCGATCGCCGCTCAGCTGGTCATCGGTGACCGTCTGAGGCTCGTACTTGAGCGAGGAGCTTCGATTGAGAAGTTCCTTGAACGCCGGGGAGGCGGGAGTCGTACCGAAGGTTGCTTCGGCGCGATAACGGAGTACTGAAAGATTTGACTCAGACATGATGATGCCCTCAGGGGTGCTGGTTGGTTCCGGCGACCCCGTCGCCTGATGTCAGGGTAACTTATACTCGGGAGACTCCAGAAGGGCAAGCTCGGTCCACAAGACTCAAGCGAACTGGGAGTCTCGGAATTCCGTTCGGTGAAACATGAATTGCACCGATTTTCTGAGGATACCGTCCTTGGGAGAGAACAGGATTGGGCGAGGCTGCTGAATGACGATATCTTCGTTGTCCGAAGTTGTCAGATGAAGATCCGAGAATTTGTCCATCAGAAGATCTTCGATCTCATCCAGGCGCTTGGTGCCGGTGTCCGTCTTGACGTAAATGTCGAACTGAAGAATCCCGTAGCAGCAAATGTGAGCTTGTGT